ACAGCAGACTTCGAGATCAGGTTTGGTCGATCGCAGCGAGCGTTGAATGGAGCGAAGCAGACTGGAGAGATTTTTACAAAAGCCTTACAGCGGTATTCGCCCGTATTGCCGCACGCCACGCCAAGTCTCGGATCACTCAGGATGTGCCACAGGCGGCTCAGCCCTCACGTCCCTAATTATTTCCTTCGAGGCCGTACTAGAATTATGATGAATCACTTTAGAATCCTCAAGGGGATGATACTCGACATCGAAAAGGAGATGCGCGCAGCTGGCGATGGGGATGAGCCCTCACTCAAGGCTGTCATTGACCGGATGCGACAAATCAAAGGCTACGCCGAGGAAGTAGAGGAGGAGGCTTTGTCCGCTCGATTTGCGATCCAACAAATGCAAAAGGATGTCCAACTCCAGCGCCGTATGAATCGTCCACGCTACGACCCATCACAACTTCCCCCAGAGGATGTCGCCGATGACCCGTCAAATCATTGTGGGGAATAGCATTAGCCTGCTGAACTCAGCAGCCCCAGGATGGGCCCACCTAGCCTTTGCTGATCCCCCATTCAATATAGGGTACAAGTATGATCATTATGAGGACAACAAATCCCACGCTGATTATCTCGCCTTCACTCGTGATTGGATTCGGGCAGTTCATCGAAGCCTCGTTCGACATGGAAGCCTATGGATCGCCATTGGAGATGACTACGCAGCAGAAGTCGTCCTGGCAGCTAAGCAGTCGGGATTCCTGCTTCGCAATTGGGTCATATGGCACTATACATTTGGGCAAAGCACACGTAACAAATTTGCCCGTAGCCATACTCACCTGTTTTATTGGATTAAGGACGCTCGTCAGTTCACATTTAATCCACCGCTTGTTCCAAGCGCTCGGCAATCCGTGTATAATGACAAGCGTGCAGCACGTGATGGAAAAGTCCCGGATGATGTTTGGTTGCTCCGCCCTTCCGAAGCGGAACAGCAGGGGTTTTTCGCCCCCGACCAAGATGTCTGGCATCACCCTCGAGTTTGCGGTACCTTCCGTGAACGAGTGGGATGGCATAATTGCCAGATGCCCATGGCGATCCTGAACCGCATTGTAAGTGCATGCTCAAATCCTAGAGACATCGTCCTGGACCCATTCTCTGGGAGTGGTACTACCTGCGAGAGCGCCCTCAGGCTGGGGCGGCGATTTCTGGGAATAGACATCAGCCCAGCTTACGCCACCAAATCAAATGAACGACTAGATACCGCCGCCATCCAACTGGCGAGCGAATAGCGAACCCGCCATTCGCGTTTACAGCGTTTTTGGCCCGGCAGCGGCCCCCGCGCCAAACTTTTGCTTTTAGACGCTCTTTCGGCCAAAATAGGCCGTTGCGCGGCCCGCTGTTGCGGGGCTATCCGGCGCTTTAAGCCTCCGCTCCCTCGGCGATTGGGAGCTTGAGGTAAGAAAGGATCGTCAGTGAGACCTCTCCTTCCGTGGCAGCACCCCGCCCTTGAATGGGCGTCATCCCGAGACCATGCCGCACTACTAATGGAGATGAGGCTAGGCAAGGCTATTGTGAGCCCCCGCTGGGCTGCCATTCGTGATGCCCAGCACGTCCTGCTCGTGACAGCCCCTAGCGCCATCCCTGACTGGATCACCAATCTAACAGCCGACGGCTTTATCCACTCCTGGCTCCAGGGTTCTGCTGGCGAAAAGTACAACACAGCCTGCCATCTCTATGATGCCCCCGAATCAGAACAACCCTTCCCGCGATTCTATATCGTGAACACGCAGGGATTATTCCATTCAATCGCCAAGACATGCTCTCGGTGCAAAGGCAGCGGCCAGCTTGCATATACAGGATTCGTAGGCAATGTGTGTACCCAGTGTCGCGGCAAGGGCAAGCTAAAAGCTAAACCTACCCTTGGTGGTTGTGCTATTCTAGAGTACGACACAATTATCTGGGATGAAAGTACCAGCATATCCAATCCCCAGGCTCAGATCACCAAGGTCGCGCATGAGCTCGCTGCTTCCCCTCACGTGCTCCGCCGAATGATCCTTACCGGCGAAATCGCCCCCGAACGGACTCTTGACATATTTGAGCAGATGCGGTGGTGCTACGGGTCCTTTATGTCCCACACGAATTTCTATGAATGGCGCAATGCCCACTTCATACAGATCAGGTACGACTGGGAACCCATGCCCGGCCACCTCTCCCTCATCCACGCCGCTCTTGCTGCCCACAGCTTCAGACTCACGCGCAAGCAGGCTGGCATTGAGAACAACCCGCCACGCTTCCAGCGAGTAGAAGTGAATCTTCCCCAGAAAGTGCGTGACCCCTACGACTACTTGGAGGAGCACTTCCGCCTTCCACCGGAACTCCTACATTCTGAAGCTGGCAGCTATGATCCGCTAGGGCAGGCTTTAATAGAGGCAAACGATTCCACAAAGTACAAGCCTGTTGTTCAGACCTGGCTTCGTCAGATCGCAGGCGGCTATCCTAAGCATTGGCCAGTTCTCTGGAGCGACCACAAGATCGCAGCTCTGCTCGGCCTGCTTAAGCAGCTAGGCAATCAGCAGGTCCCCGTCCTCTTCGCCTTCAACGCGGAGATCACAGCTGTGTGTGCCAGAATGAAGAACCTACGGATGTCTGTAGAACCATTCGTAGGAGGTACTAAGCCTGAGCTCCGCCGAGACATCCTTCGGCGATTCCAAAGGGGTACCACACAGTACTTGCTTATGCAATATGCAGTGATGGCACATGGCATGGACCTCAGCGCCGCCAATACGATGGTGCGGTTCAGCCTGCCATGGGAGTACAAGCTAGTAAGTCAAAGTAAGGACCGTCTCTTTAGTCCCCTGCGAGAGAACAATCTGACCTATATCGATATCGTCGCTAAAAACACGGTGGACGAGGATGTGCTGTCTGCTTCTCTGGAGAAGAGGGGTAATAGCCGATACTTCATGACAAGGATTCAACAGAATTTCTCGGCGAGGCTTCGCCGGAAAGTGAGAGTAGCATGACAAGAGAAGAAGAACAGCGGCTCGTCGAGCAGATCGAATACTTTCGCCGTGACCGAGGACGTCCTAATCTGGACGAAAACGACGGTGATCGGATAGCGGATATCATGAGAGAGTTGTTGACTCATGCTCGAACTCAAGCAGATCGCATCACAAAACTGGAGAGGGAGAGGGGGATCCTGTGAACGACAGACAAATGACAATTGATCCTGGCGTGGGGTCCGGCTCCGGCTGGGTTATCTGGCAGGACAAGGAAACTACAAATGTCATTGATTACGGCTTGGCTGTGGCATCTGTCTCCGTATGGTTCAATGCCTGCAACATCGTATGTCAACAGCTCAAGCAGGTAATGCAACAACACCGGGTGCGCCAGGTGATTATTGAGTATCCCCGCTTCATGCAATCCAATGCGGGCCGACGTACTGCCGAGCGTGGAGATCTGATTAAGCTGGCGGTGCTCACAGGTCGGATATGCCAGGCAGCCACGGATCTCTGTCCACAAGTCCTGTTCTACGATGTTTCAACATGGAAAGCTCAATGGAGCAAGGAGATCGTAAAGGAACGAGTACTGGAAATCCTTGGCTACGACGCCTGCAAAGGATTTCATCGAGACATCTGGGATGCAGCGGGGATAGGTTTGGCAGCGAGAGGACTCCTATGACGCTCAACGTGCTCGAAGAAGTTCGCCGCGTCCATCTTGCCCATAAGAATCAATGGGAGCACTGCACATGCTGTAGCATCGGGCATCTCGCCCATCACCATGTATTCGCAAGGGGCACCCTTCCCTGTCGTATACTATTCATCGGCATCGCCCCCGGCAAGACCGAGAACGTTATGGGCTTCCCGTTTGTAGGTAAGGCAGGACGGCTTCTTGATACATGGCTGATGCGAGCCTCTTTTAAGATTGGCACAGATTTTCTTCAGTGCTACGCCATCACTAATCTCACCTTGTGCCGGCCAACGAATAAGTTGGGCGGAGCTAATCGCGATCCTACGGACGAGGAGATACGAAACTGCTCGGGACGCCTAGCGGACTTCATCAAGGACATTGCTAAGCCCAAGGTTATCATCACGCTCGGGCGGATTCCTGAACACAACATCCCCGACACCGGCCTACGGCAATTCGCCGTTATTCATCCAGCCGGAGTACTCCGCCGTGGCGGGGAGGGTTCAAAGAGTGATTTGGCAGCCTCTGATAAGCTAACAGCGTTCTTGGAGAAGGAGTTTAGCAATGGCAATTAGCATTAAATCTGCCAAGAAGCCCACGCAGTTCTATCCGTGGAAGCTGGACCAGGCCAAAAGCAAGTGGAACCTATGGGAACACGGCGTGACCTCGAGCTTTCTAAACTGCTGGGTGGAGGACCGTGAACATGCCCGTAAGAACTACGTGGAAGGGTACAGAGGCGGGACAAATCTCGCTTTTGAGTATGGCACCTGCAATCACTGGATCCTGGAACAGACTTATGCCGACGGCATCTTCTGGGAGAGAATGCCCGTAACAGTGATTGAGGCTCGACGGTACATGGAGATGAAGGTTAAGGAGTACCAACTCCTTTATGACAAAACACATCCCGTACAAACAGCCAAGGACCGCGACCGCCAGGAGCGTGTGTACGGACTTGCAGAAGCTGTAATGCCTTGGTATCTAATGCGGTGGGATGGAGATTTCACCGGCAATTACGCGCAGGGTAACAACACTGTCTCTCCCAGAGAATGGCTCACCCTCGAACAGGTTTTTAGATTCGACTACATCTATCCCGACGGCAAGCGGTGCCCGCTCCGTGGCAGGAGGGATGGAACATTCCTCGACAGCAGAAATGGTACGTGGGTCCTCGATACAAAGTGCCGTAGTGTCATTAAAGACGAGGAGGCTCTGGAGACATTGCAGTTCGATATCCAGCAGATGCTTTATCTCTGGATTACCCATCTCGAGATGAAGCAGGCAAAGGAGTTGTCTCCGTGGCCTAAGGGTACGTTGATGAACATTATTCGTAGGCCTGGACTCCGCCAGGGTGTGAACGAGACACTTGGTGCATTCATCAATCGATGTAAACTTGATGTGGCTGGGGAAACCAAAGGCAAGGACAAGGCGACAGGAGAACATGTGCCTCGGCTTGATCACTACTTCGTTCGTAATGAGATGGTAGTGACACCCATGGAGCTTCTCGAGTGGAAACAAACTCAGCTCGACCCGATTATGCAGGGCGTGCGGATGTGGTGGGAGGGAACCTTCCCGCATTTTCTCAGTCCTGGTGCTCTCACCACGAAGTATGGTCCTAGCGGAATGTATCGAGCTATCGTGAAGAAGGATACAAGTACCTATGAGAAACGGGAACATGTCTTCCCAGAACTGGAGATCTAGCAATGCCTCAGATGAAAACGACCTTCAGGCTGCCTACGCCGATTATTGGCAAAGCTGTCGGCGCTAACGGAGCTCCAACGATAGTTAAGGCGGTGGCTCCTGTTATTGCAAGGCTAGAGCTACCGCTCGAGCCTACAGTACGGAGTGACGATATTAATGACTACTCCTTCCTCCTTCATGGAGAAAAGAAAATCGGCAAGAGCTCCTTCTCCACAATACCCGATCAGCCGGGAGAACGGGTGCTCCAGCTTACATTTGATCCTGTTCGCCCAGGCCTTGAGCTCATCCAGAGGCATATGCCTAATTGGACTGTCTTTACACAGTGGATTGTACGACTCGAGCAGGCTGCCAAGGAAGGAGACTTCCCTTACAAGAGAGTTGTGATTGACGGGGCGGACATTATGTACACCCGGTGCCAGACATGGTCCTGTACAAAGCTGGGTATCCAGCACCCATCTGACGAGGGCTTTGCAAAGGGATGGCATCTAGTATCAGATACCTTTGCAGCATGGGTGGATCGGATACTGGCTTTACCGTGCGGTGTATGGTTCATCTCACACAGTGAATGGAAGGAGATTGACACACGTACTCCAGGCGTGAAACAGACTAAACTCGTACCTCTTATTAGCGGAAAGGGAGAGGAGATCATGAATGGGCGAGTGGACGGTTGGCTCGCCTATGTGTATGTGGAAAAGAAGCGTGCCCTGATTATTCTCGGCGATGAACGGACAGGAGCTGGGCACGACTGTAAGGGACACTTCCTCACGCCCACCGGGGAGCGTGTGGCAGAGATTCCTATGGGGGATAGTGAAGAGGAGGCGTACTATAACTTCGTGCAGGCCTTTAACAATCAACAGACCTTCACGCATGTGGGTGGCAACATCGCTGCCCACTTCAAGAAGCCGAGGATCGTGATCAAGAAGAAGTAATCCATTTGAGGCTCAGCCTCAGGAGATCGTACCATGGCTACTGTATCAAAGCCTGCTGTTCCGACCCGTCCTGCTATTGCCAAACCCGCAGTTGCAGCTCCCGCCATTCCCAGGCCCGCCCCCGCACCTGCGCGGCCAGCCCCTGCCAAACCCGCCCCTGCTCGTTCTGCAGCCCCTCCTGGCCGTCCGGCAGCGGCGCGCACCACGACAGCGGCCCCACCTGCCGCCAATGGACTGGATGCCCGCCTCACCGCCATGCGAGCTGCATGGGATAAGAACAAGGAGGCTAGTAAGAACCTCAGCAATTTCGGTATCAAGGTCGAAGATGGCCCCTACGTAACCAAGCTCACCGGCGCGGACATTAAAGACACGCCTAAGTGGCTCGGTTGTATCTGGCATTTCACGGTTATCGAAGGGGATCAGACCGGCGAAGTGATTGACGTGTTGGATGACCTCGGCGACGAAGAGCGCATCGTTCACTTCCAGAAAAACCTCCGGCGCATGGGAGTAGAAGTGGACGACTTCAATCCGGAAGAAGTACCCAGCATTCTCGAGCAACTCATCGAGGCTGCGCCGGCAGTTCGAATCGTCGTGGGCACATCAAGGAAGACAGGTTCCCGCTGGGCGAACATTGACATGCTCGTGGACACGTCCGAACCGATGGAGCCTACGGAGCCTGCCGCTGCTGAGGAACCCGCAGCTGAAGGAGCTGAGCCCACTGAACCTACCGAGCCTACTGAACCCACCGAACCCTCGGAAGAGACGGCCGAGCTCAAGCTCGACGATCATGTCAGCTTCCGTATTAGCGGCGTGGCGAAGATCGGCAAGGTAAAGAAGTTTAACGACGACGGCAGCGTAAACCTCTTCATCAAGGAAGAAGGCAGAGTTGTCAAGTGCGCCGCCGAGGACATCGAGGCCCTAGCAGAAGTTGGTTGATCTCCAGCAAAGGGGAGACATCCAGGGACCTGTTCTGTAACCAGGACAGGCCTCCTTAAAGGAGATCAACTATGACTTCGCCTTACAAGTTCTATCTTGCTGCCCCTTTCTTCAACCCCGCTCAGGCGCGGATGGTGGAACGGATTGAGAGTCTCTTTGCCCAGAAAGGCGTGGATTTGTTCAGCCCTCGACAAACTGATCACAATCGAAAAAAGGAGCTAAATGATCAGGATGCCATCGAGATCTTCTCAAATAATGTGGCTGGCGTGAAGACATGCAGCCATATGTTGGCTGTCCTGGACTGGGCTAACCTACCGGAGATCGAGATATGGACCCTTAAGCACACGCTAATCAGCACATGCGTCGCCCCGCCCCATGTGCAAACCGAGAAACTTGGCCAACCACTCAACCTGCCGGACACAGGCACTGTCTGGGAAATGGGCGCGGCCTTTGTTCTGGAAAAACCCATCATCGGATTCACCCTACGTAAGCCCGGCGACAAGGTGAACATCATGCTTACACAGTGCTTGCGCGGTGTGATCTACGGCTTCGACGATCTAATCAATTTTCTTGGCATTGCTGGTAAAATTGATATGTCATATGCCCAGCTGGGCGTCTGGAAACACCGATGAATCTTAACATGCGAGAACTCCTCAACGGCGATATCGTACGACTTCGGTATGTGTACCGGTACAGCACATCCCGCGTTAGCCACCCGGAGACCGTGGCTGAGCATATGTACTTTGTGGCCTTGTATTCTCTGATGATCAGTAAGTGGGTACAGACCAACACAACTCTCCGTCCGCTTATAAATGAAGTGCTGAGCAAGGCTATTTTGCACGACATGGAAGAAGCCCGGTCCGGCGATTTCCCCCGACCCTTCAAGCACTCCAGCAAGAGACTTCGAACAATGTTGGACGCTGCCAGCCGTGAGGCGATAGAACAAATCATAGGCAAGCTGATGCCTGTCTCTGGGAAAGAAGAGCATGTGGACAACAATCGCTTGTTTGTCGAGGACTGGGCTAACGCCAAGAATGACAGCCTTGAGGGTAGGATTGTGGAGTTTGCTGACTTCCTCTCTGTTCTCAGCTTCATGATCGAGGAGGGCTGTGCCAACGGACGTAAGTCAATTGCCCGACATGTGTCGGACATGAGATCCTACTGTGACAACTTTGACGAGCAGGAGTACGATTTTATTCGCCCCCTTGTGAACCAGGTGGGTGAATTGATGCTGGAAACTTTTGGGAGTTAATATGGTAGGCAAAGAATTCACAAATCCTCTTGGGCTGTTCCATGCCGACGGGTCCTTAGACCCTGATAGGAAACAACCTCCTCTTCCCGCTGCCTCGAAAATGGATTCTCCTGCAGTTCAGGAATTAGAGATGAATGTAGAATCAACTCTTCTCCAGAGGAGGGCGCAGTACGGTGAAACACCATTTACGCAGGAGACTGATGCCGAGATATGGCACGGCTTATTGCAGAGGCACTTCCAAATCAAGTTGCCGCCGCTGTCTCCGTATATGGTGCCTCTCATGATGACAGCCATTAAGATCGCCAGAGCAGCGGGTCCTTTTCCTCTTAATGAGGACGACTATGTAGACGGCATCGGCTACCTCACGATTGCCAGAAAGTGCAGGGACAAATGAAGATCCTCCTAACAGGAGCCAGCTACGGGCTTGGAAAGCATCTGCGCGATGATTTCCTAAAAGCCGGGCACCGCGTAACGGGAATAGGGATTGAGGGACCAGATGTTGTGTGTGACTTTACCAATTTCTGCCAGCCAGGAAGGTCACAGGAAATTCTGAATGTAATCGCCGAGCGAGGTCCGTACGACATTGTGATCAACAATGCCGGCACTATGCGGCTGAGCTGGTTTAAGCACTACAAACAGCAGGACCTGATGGAAAGCCTGTATGTGAATCTGGTAGCACCCATCATGATCATGCAGCGGGTATACCTTGAGCAGATCTTTCTGTCCCCTCCATTTGGAGGCTTCTGGCGGTTCGTGAATATCACGTCTATGGCCGTCAAGCAGCCCGGCCGCGCCTGCGTGGGTTATAATGCCAGTAAGGCTGGGCTGGAATGTGCTGTACGAGGGCTGGCCCGCGAATTGGCTAACAATGCTTTTATTCTAAGCTCAGTGGCTCCGTGTATCATCGAAGGTACAGCTATGCAAGAACGAGGTATGCTCCACCTCATAGGAGCTCGAGGGATGACGCCCACTGAGGCGGAAGCCTATCAAACCTCAAACCCCCTAGGGCGACGCGCTTCTCTGGAGGAGATAGCTCGAGTGGTAAAATTTGCGGCTTTTGAGTTGCCTCAGGCTATGTCCGGTACAACGCTCTATGTACCGGCAGCAACGGGAGTTTGACATGACGGACCGAGAAAAACTTCAGCTCGAGGACCTGCTCAAGATTGCCGAGGAGGATGACTCTCCGCTCAACGACTGGGAGAAAGAATTCCTTGAGGCGCTGGAGAGCAGGAGCCACTTCACGATGACCGAGAAACAGGCTAATGTTTTCGAGCGTCTAGTCGCCAAGCATTTAAAGGACTAACATGAGTCATAAAACAACAGTGCGGTTATTGAGCTGGACAGCCAATCCGATCGAGACCATTTACGCTGAGTGGGTACAGAGTCGAACCCAGGAACCTGTACCTAATCCCAGTGAATTACATCTGAAGATTGCTCACGAGAAAATGGACCAAAAAATCGCCGGAGTACCACCCGAGTTGGAGGCAAAAATTCTGGACGTATTCGAGAAGGTTGTGGCAATGAAGATGCCGCTCGGTGAGTCCATCAGTTTCGTATTCCTCCTAGAGCATGTCCCTGTCGCCCTCCGCGAACAGCTGGTTCGCCATCGAATAGGGCATAAGTTCGGCGACCGGCTGGGGGCAGATATCATCCCCGATCTTGCTGGCGGAAGCTCGTTCTGGAGCCAGACCACCCGGATCGTGGACATGGGTACTTTTGCTACCGACGGGGAGTACCTGACGCCGACATGGCTAGAGGAAAACGGACATGCAGATATGCCAGGATACACCAAAAAGGACGGTCAAGTTGTACCCGATGGTGAATCTCGTATAGGCTTTGCTGGTAACAGACCGGGAACAATTCAAGAGTTCTACGACAAGCAGATGCTCTGGATCCAAGCAGCCTATCGCCGATTAGTAAAGGCGGGGATGCCGCTAGAGGATGCCCGGAATATCTTGCCCGTTGCTATGATGCATCGCATGACCTGGACGACCAATCTGCAAGCACTTATGCATGTGCTTTCCAGAAGATCCTGCTGGCTCGCTCAACTGGGAATGTGGGAGCCTGTCGTGCATGGCATCGTAGAGGAACTGGCAAATCGAATTCATCCTACATTCCGGCGATTGATTGATCCGCCTTGCATCAGTGCGGACGGCAATTTTCAAGCCTGCGCCTTCGTGAAGGAGAACGAGGAGATCGCTGGGAATGCAGCAGGGATAGGCAGGGGCGAATACCCGCCCTGCTCCCTTTGGGTCAATAGGGAGTTTCTACCCAAACATACCCTTCATGCTGGACTGCTGCCTAACCCGGAAAAAGCTGTTGCGGGTACTGGAAGAGTCCCCCGCTACGAGAAGATGATGACCAAGTACGAGAAGCTATGGGCGCGTGACCCCCGAACAGGGGAGAGAAAGGTGGTGGCATAATGTCTACTTCAGCCGGAACAAAACGTCATCGAGAGCTTATTGTAAAGTTCTCTGAGCTAGTTGTTAGAGAGCTGAACTCCGACGATCCAGCCAAGAATGGACAGGAGTTTTTTAGTCGGGCCAAGTCCTTCATGGGTGACGACTACAACTCGCTACTCGGGATGTCGCTGAGAGACATCACTGAAGCTGTGACTATCAGAGACCTGGCGGATATAGCTGGTCAGATCAATATGGTGTAGCTATGCTGATGAAATGAAAGCTGTCGAGCAGCCGATCAGCTAGGAGCTAGGGAATGGCGTTCTTTATCAACAAGCCGAAGCACTTTATCGATGGCAAGCGAATTGCTTTCGATACTGAAACTACAGGCCTTGATCTCTGGCACAACGACAAGCCCTTCGCCTTCAGCTTTACAAATGAAGCACTCGAGGATGCCTACTTTGAGTTTGACGTAAATCCACTTACGCGTGAGCCTATCATCCAGCCTAACGTTCTGAACAAGATCGCCAGGCTATTAGAGGATCCTGCCATAACGAAGGTCTGCCACAACCGCAAGTTCGACGAGCGAGCAATGGATCGTGGTTATGGCATTAAGCTTCTAGGCCCCCGCGCCGACACAATGATCAAGGCCTTCGTATGTAATACGAGGGAGCCTACGCTCGGCCTAAAGTTCCTCGGGGACAAGTATTGTGCCATCAGCAAGCAGGACCAGCAGGACCTCAAGAAGGCTGTAGTGAGTATGCGCCGCCGGGGAGCCAAAGTGGGGTGGAACATCAAGTTCGATATCGTGAAACAGCCAGACGGGACAATCAAGAAAAAAGCCCAGACTGCCGCGGACTACTGGCTCCCTGGCACGATCGCCCGATGCTATCCCGTTATGCTCAAGCCCCTCGAGGACCGCGACTTGTACGCGGGGTTATGCGGCCTCTACGCCGTAGGCGATACCCAGCGGACAATGCTCCTGGACATGATGTATGAACCCATCTTGGACGAGCTGCACGTTAGGCATATCTACGAGGATATGGAACTCGCCCTGTACCCGGTGATTTATGACATGGAGACTCGCGGCCCGTGCACTGACACGGCTGTTCTCGATAGGCAAATGCATGATTCCAAAGCAGTTATGGACGAAATCTATCCGCGCCTGGCCGCTGTCGCTGGCGAGGGGTTTCGCCCCTCAGCTGCCGACGACGTAAGGAGACTCTTCTATGAAGTCCTCGAATTCCCGATCAAGAAGTGGACGAAGGGCGGCAAAGAAACTGTCAAGGACAGAAAAACTGGAGAAATCCGGGCAAAAACCCAAGCCGAAATCGACGCCAAAAAACAACCCGCCGTCGATAAGTTCGTTATCCTTGACCATATCGATGATCCAGTTGTTAGAGACCTTGCCATCTGGAAGGGTAATAATACGGCGTATACTGGATTCTTCTCTAAGTTCCGCCGCCAAAGTATTCCTGATACGTTTGGTGGACAGACAGCTCTGCATTGTGAATATAGGCAAGTCGGAGGAGACCAAAAGGGCGACCGTGGAGGAGTTGCAACGGGCAGGCTCTCTTCAGCTAATCCTAACTTGCAGAATGTGATGACGCCTGAGAACACGATGGCCGTGCATCCCCTGCATGTCCGCCCCGCTTTCATCCCTAGACCTGGAATGTGTTGGCTGTGCATTGACTACGAGGGTATGGAAGTATTCGTATATGCTATTGTATCCGGCGAACCCACAATGATGACCGCTATCAATGCCGGGCGTAGCATTCACGATGAGATGACCAATACCGTCTGGGGCGGCAAGGACAATGAGGAGGCTCTGAAACAGGCCATCCGTGCCCTGTCCCTGGACGGTACTGGTATGCATACGTCCGAGGGGGTGGACACTTTCTGGAGAGAGTTTGGCATTACCGACAAGAATGTACTCACACTGACTCTTCCCAGAAAGTACCAGCTCGCCGACATCTGGTTGAGCCGATATGACTACGATCAAGTCCGAGCCCAGGCAGGTGTGGGCAGGAAGAACTCCAAAACAACTATCAAGTCCCTAACCTTCCTAAAGATCTACTGCGGCGGAGCTGAGAAGGCCACCCTCCTTTTGAAGTGCCCAATCGACGAAGCCCAGCGAACCCTGGACTTGTACGATACAAAGTTTCCTCGTATCAATGAGTACAATTACGAGCTGATCGCCGAGGCCAAAGCCAACGGCTTTATCACCAGCCAGTGGGGTCGGCGACTGGAGATCAATCCGGACAAGCCCTATCAGGCTGTGAACTATATGATTCAAGGCTCTTCCGCGGACCTGATGAAGATGTCGCTGATTCGCCTTGACAAGTGGTACAAGGAATCCGGATTTAATGCGTACCTGCTTTTAACCATCCACGACGAGATCGTAACAGAACTCTCCTACGCCGAACTCACCAAGCCCTTTATCCGAGAGGCCTGTCGAATTATGTGTGACACACAGGGGGTCTTCCCAATTCCAATGAAGGTCGAAGCGAAGGTCGTAACCGACAATTGGAGCATTAAGAGAAAGGTCGCTGTGTAATGATAACCCTGAACGAGTACCAGAAGCTGATGATCAAACATAGTAGTACGCGATTAAATGCCGGGTCAATACGGCAGGAGATGATGCAAACAATCAACGCTCTCGGCTTTGCCAAGAACGACGAGGAGCTGCGCGATTCTCTGGGGGAGATCCTGAGATTGGTCGCTGTCTATGCAGGCGGCAAGTTGATTGCATTGGACGACGTCGTGGACAAGAGCGTCAAGAAGGCCCAGGCCTAGGAGTCCTAATGCAGTTGTCGCCGCGTAAAGCTGCTGAAAGAACTAGAAAGCGTAAGGAAATCGGCATTTATGCCGAAGCCCATCCAGGTACATGCCAAAAGGTCCTGGCTATAAAGTTCGATGTCTCTCAGCAGCAGGTGTCGATCGCCTTAAGACAGCATGGAATCAGAACTCGCAAGGTACGTAAGGACGCCATGACGGTGAAGCCGGACTCATTTGTGCAGTGCTTCATCTGTTTACACATAGTGGACAAGCGAACGGGCTGGAAGCTCTGTAATCGGTATGCTCACCCGATGTGTGTCAAGATCATTGCCGAGTCAGTTGTTGAGCAAGTTGAAATGAAACGAGCAAAGGAGCTACATGGAAAGGCCCCCGGATAAACTTAAACCTTTCCTTTGTCATGGGCTGGAACCAATTGACGTGGCAGGTAACAACACCATCGCCAATTGTCCAATTTGTGGCAGAGAAGGTCATTTCTATGTCAACAACGAGACCGGGCAATGGGATTGTAAGTCCTGCCTAGCCAATGGCAATGTTCATGCATTCCTACATCTGGTGATAAAGGGGCATCTTGCTGCCACAACCGAGGATCAATACAATTGGCTGGCTTCAGTCCGTGGTATTCCACCGGGCATATTCCGGTCCAACGACGTGTGCTTTAATGGGGTTGAATGGCTAATTCCCTGCTATAATGAGAATGGCACAATCATGGACATCCGCCGTTGGGACGGCCAGAATCGGCTGATGAGCACGGACGGCTGCAACCTCAATGTGTTTCGCTACCGAGAATTGTATAAATGCGGTTACCACCAGCGGGTGTGGATATGTGAGGGCGAATGGGATTGCATGGCGATGCAATGGATGCTCAAGAAGGTCCATCGCTTTCTTGACGTCCCTGTGGGCATCCCCGGCGCAGGGACATTTAAGGACAAGTGGTGTGAAGCCTTCCGTGGTAAGCACTCCACCTTCTGCTATGATAATGACGAACCAGGGGACAAGGGGTCCCTCCGCGCCTCGGCGAAGCTCTTAGGTACCGCCGCTAAGATAGACTTTCTCTGCTGGCCTAAGACACGACCCAATGGCTATGACGTAAGGGATTTTGTCTGCGAATCTCTGGGGAAAAATGAGAGTGCCGACAAGGCGTTTGAATTATTTCAGAAGCTGATCAAGCCAAAACATCGGTTAGACACATCTTCTCCAGAAGGTGGCGCGAAGCCCGTAGGAATGAAGCCCGCTGGATTCAAGGAGGTTGTCGAGGAGTTCAAGAAGTGGATTGAAGTGGACTCTGAATTTGAGACAGCCCTGGCTGTGGCTTTGGCTGTGTGTCTGTCTAACGAGGTACCGGGTGAGCCCTTGTGGTTTTATCTTGTGGCTCCGCCCGGTGGAGGCAAGAATGTAATCCTGATGGCTTTACAAGAATCTCACCGTACCGTATTCCGTAGCTCGCTTACCCCCGCCAGCTTGGTGAGCGGATTTAATGTCCATCCTGATCCCAGTCTGCTACCGCACCTTAACGGCAGGACAGCTATATTCAAGGACGGTACCGAACTTCTCGCTCTGCATCCGGATGCTCGGAAAGAAGCTTATGGCATTCTGCGAGGCGCGTATGACGGTAGGGTGACACGATCGTGGGGCAATGGCGTAAAACGGGACTACAAGATTCATTTTAACATGCTCGTGGGCATCACCCCTGCTATCCATGGGGACAACCAAGCTTCGATGGGTGAGCGATTCCTCAAGTTCAATATGTCCCAAAATGGTGTGGACGAAAGGGACAAGATTCGAATGGCTATCAAACAAATAACCAAGGAAGTCAAGATGGAGCAAGATCTAATTGGCGTATGTCGCCGGTTCATGTTGCAGGATGTAGACTACGTCAAGCTTCGTCCTATCAGCACCTCGTACGAGGAAAGGATTATTTCTCTCTCACAGCTTGTGAGCATCCTTAGAGCTCAGGTAGACCGAGCAGGTTATGGGCGGAATGATATTCAGTACAGGCCTGTGCGAGAGGTAGGTTCCCGAGTGGCTAAGGTACTTATAAAGCTGGCGAGGATGCTCTGCTATGTGTATGATGTGCCTTGTGTAACAGAATTCATATACGGAATAATCAAGCGAATAGCCATTGATACCTGTACAGGCTATCATGTGGACATTGTCCGGGTAATGGCCCGTGCCCCAGACGGCATGAGTCGAGAACAGATAGCCACCTACTCCAAGATCCCCCTTGGCATGATCTATACAAAGCTGGATGACCTGGAGCAGCTCAACATCGTGGAAAAGAAGAAGACGGACAGGCCAAAGGGTTACCGAGGGATGCTCCCTACGATATGGGTACTAACCAAAACAATGGCCGGTTTGTGGAATAAATCCGTGGCTATAAGGGTTACAGCGCCGCCCCGCGCAGCCCAAACAGGCTCAACAAGCCGGCAGGGGGGATAGAAATGAATATAAGCGTTTTTGAGGGCCAGCCGAAGACTTCCTTCGCCTGCGCTAGTAGGAACCTCTATAACGCATTGCATAGCCCCTTTTTCTAGTTTGGAGGCTCAAAAATGAGTATACAGGTTCGCAGGGCTCTGAAAAAGTCCAAAATCCAGATGATGCTGGAAGAACGAGTACGTTCCTCCAATCCACTTGAGGTATGCTGGCCGGGCCAATTAGCAGGTGGACGGCGACTGATCGGGCAGTGGTGGAGGGTATGGATAGAGGGGCGAACTTGTCAGTACTTTGCGGGTTATGTCTCTGGTAAGCAGGAGCAGGCCATTGCGCATGCTCGTAAGTACTGGCCGGAGAGTGTAGGCAAATTGGTTCTCACTCCGAGGAATGCATGAACTCTTCTTCCCCAGAAAGTCCGTCAGCCCTGGACATCATGTCTGGAACCTACAAAGGGAAGTACTGCGAGGTTTGGCTAGAGGGGACGCACTTTCTGGGAGTGATGCTTGGATCGGCAAAAGATGTAAAACATAAAGCAGCAGAACTATGGCCGCACCTGGTGGGGCGATTTGTTGTGATTCAAAGGGGTGTTAGACCCATTCGATTTCCACCCAGCCCGGCAGCCCGGCCACGGTCACGAACCCGCTGACGGGGTTGGTTGCTCGCAATCGGAACTGGCGTTTGGCATCGCTGTCCACCAGGTAGCGAATCTCCGGGCTCACCTGGGTCTGGTCCACATTGCCGTCGGTGACCGCCATGGTGCACAGCACGTTGCTGTCCTTGTCGAGGATTTCCAGGGTGATGGCCTTGCCGGACTGGCTGGCCAGGGCTTTCCTGATGATCGTGAACTTTCGGACGGTGCAGCCGCGAGGGACCTTGCGCATGTGAGGCACGGTCGGCGTGCCCGATCCGGTGGTTTTTACTTCGGCTGTCGTCGTGGGCGTGGGCAGGCCATCGTCAACCGTCGTCGGCGCAAGCCGCCACGTCATCACCTTGACGCCCGGCGCCAGCGATGTGTTGCCGTAGTGGGCGTTCAGGAACACGTCCACCGGCTCCATAGCCGACCCGTTCCAGCAGCCCCGAACCTCGGCGCGGGCGTAGGCGCTGAGGATCTCGCCGTTGGTGGGGAAATCCCAGCTCAGCTGATCGTAGAACTGTCCGAACAGTTCGCTGTCGGCGATAAGCGTAGAAAGGTGGTAGGGCAGCACGTAATCCGATCCGCCGACCCCGCTGAACTTGAAGCCCAGCAGCGGCGACAGGCGGGAGTCCCGGATGGTCAGGTGACCCCGTCTGTGCATGCGGATGGCGTCCGGCACCAGCACGTTAGAGGTCACCGTGGTGAGGTTGCCCTGCATCGTCACGGTGGCCAGTGCGTTCAGCTCCAACAAGCGGCCGTAGGTGCGGGCATCGGTGGCGACGACGTTGGCGGGATCATCGCCCGGCGCCCGCAGTTCCGGGGCGATGGCGAGAAACTCGAAGTTGCCGTTGTTGGTGCCGATCAGGCTGCCGTCTCCCGCTCCCCCTTCGACGATCTTGGTCAAGAGCCCGCCGGGCATGCAGATCATGTTCGCACAGTCCAGCTTCAGCTTGCCCCCGGCCTGGATGAGCATCCCCACGCCCTGCTTCCACACGACAGCGTCCTCAGCGGAGAACGTGGCGGGCCAGTAGGTGTCGCAGGTCACGTTGTTGGCGTCGAAGGCGGTGATCAGGCGTGTGCCCTGGCCCGGCACGGTCACCAGATGAAGCCCATCGGCCATCGCCGCCGTGAACGTTCCGCCCGGCGAGTTGAGGTTGGTGGTTCCTGCAGTGGCCGCTGCATCACTGATCGACAGGACCGTCTCCCCGCCCTCAACGTAGAACTCATTGTCGCGCAGCCAGATGTTGACCGCCTGCGGGTTGCCGTTCATCCAAAGTCCGACCTGACCCGGTCGCACCACCCACTTCACGCGGTTAAATTTGACCTCCGAGACGTTGACAGCGCCAGCAAGTCGCACGGCCGCTGCGAAGTTTTCAAACGCCACGTCCTCGAAGATGAAGTTCTGAACTCGTCCTCCAGAGCCCGGCTGCTCCAGGTTGAAGCCGCGCTCGACGCGGTTGGCGGACACGAATCGGACGTTGCGGATCGCGCTGAACGCGAACAGGTCCTGGTTATCGCACAGCCATTCATCCGTGTTCCAGTCACAGATGATCTCTGCCGATTCCGGCCCGTCAGAGGTGATGACCAGGCCTCGCAGGCTGACGTCGCCGGTCGTGAGCGTGGGGGTCAAAGCATTGGGGGAGGTGAGGCGGTAGCGTGATCCGCTTTTGAGATAGAGCGACGGGATGAATCCGCGGAATCCGCTGTCATAGTACGGCGAGGAAACCTTAGCGGCTTCAATGGCGACCAGGGCGGCGGCGAAGGCTGCATCGGCGGAGGCTGCGCCGGTGGGGTCGGCGTCGAAGTCGTTGACGTTGCAGCTCCCGTTCTGCACCCGGCGCGAGAGCTGGCCGAAGTTGTCCATCAGCAGTGACCCGCCTGCGCCGGTGGACGCGGGCGAGGGGAATTGTAACGTGTTACGGGTGATAATGGTTGGCATCAAACTACTCCTTCGGCCTCACTCCGGCATGCTCCACTTCAGGATTGCCGTCTTGCGCAGAATGTAGAAACCGCTGTGGACGATCGAGGTATAGTCTCCGGTGCCCCCACTCGCGGTAAGCGGGTCCGCCGGTTGGACGAAATTAGGAACGCCGAGCACCACCTCGCCAATCTTCTCCGTCCCGATCGTCTCCCCGTCCGATTCCAGTGATAGCGAGTCGAGCAGTCCCCACGCGCGGAAGTTTAGCCCAGTCGCGTTAGGGTCAAAGTCATTTACAACGCGGTCTGGCCAGTCAGCCGCCATGTCCTCGTCCGGGTCGTCCACGTCCACAACTCCCCACCCGTAAAAGTCTGCAGTTGCCGAGAGGAGAGTCGGGTATCCGCTGATTTTGACGTAAGAGTACGCGCCATCGCCGCTCAGCGGCCCGACGGAGCCGTTGTCGTCGGAGAGCAGTCCTCCGCTCGCCGCCCCGCTGATAATGCTCTGGTATGGAATCTGATTATCAACCGCGACGATGACGGGGAGTGGAGGATATTCGCCCGTGATGTAGGTCATCGCAGCAGACCACGCATCGTCGTAAGTCGCGTTAGCCTGGCCCGGTCCCCAAAACTCCCCAATGTTCGTCGCGTTGCGGCTGCCCGCAGCTACGTTGTTTTCGCCCTTATTTGTCCAGGTAAAGCCTGCTAGCGTCCATTGCAGCTCATCAATGGCGGCGTTGATTTGCTCAAAGATCCACGCCCCAAGGTAGTCGTCTTTCATGAACCTGCCGTAGCGCTTCACCACGCTGGGCTGGATGTTCTTTTTGTCGGCGGGGAATTCGCTGCCCGTGCGCACGTCGATCCCGTCAGATACAGCCCATTCACCATCCAGGTTGGCGTATACCTCGCCAAAGTGCTGGTCGATAATCGACCAGGTTGAACCATCCACGACATTCTCCGCCGGTTCAAACCAGATAGAGGTGTCGTCGCTGTGGGTGACGGTTACTTCGAGAGGCTCGCCTCCGCCCGGTGGGGTAATGGTAATCGTTCGCCCCCGCCACTTGTTCAGCTCGTGCAGAGGTTCGCGGATGCGGTAGTCACAACTCGCAGCGCTGAAAGGCATCGCTAAATCCCAGCCGATCGTCGCGCCTGTGTGACTCGTGATCGGCCGCTTGTGCCAGATTGGCGGATCGGAGTCCGGTTCGAGCACTTCGACCATGTGACCGAGCCATCGTCCGCGCTCCGGATGGGTCCAGAAGCTGCTGGCAGCTTTACTGCTGTCGGTTAGACTCAAGCTGCTTCCTCCACTGGCGACACCGGTGTGGGTGATGAGCACTCCGCCCCAGAAGTCCTGGCCGGTGTCGATCAGATAGCCGTTGCCGCCTGAAGTAACCGTTCCTGAGATGTCCACGCCCTGCGGCCCCGTCAGGCTTAAGCCGTCGGGATCGTGGCCGGTCCAGAAGACGTCGGCGTCACCGATCAGCGTTGGGTCGTTGTGGTTGTCCCCAATCAGACGCGCCAGTCCCGCGACGGCACCACCGTCTAGTAGCAGGAGGGTGAGCTGCTCCGACGTTAGATCAGAAAGGTGATCAAGGCTTAGTGATCGTAGGGCAAGTGGGATCATGGCTCAATGCTAATTGCATCCGGCCCATCGGAGTTGGGACTGAACGGACTAGGACGGTGCCCGCGACGGTCGTACTCGGCATAGCGCGTGCTCTTGGGGCGCGTGCTCCAGTTGCCAGTGCGATTGTTGTCCTCTTCGTCGTCCTCCTCGGGGATCAGCGGCGCATCATCGTTGGCCCGAGTCCAACAGGTCTTGTCATACATGTAACGAAATCGCCGTGGAATGTACCGAGTCCAACCCGGCGACAAAATGCCGGAAGGAGATCCGCCATCGAAATACCAATCGTCGTCTCCGTTTACACCCACCAGATGGCCATCTTCGGTGAGTTCTGTGGTGCCAGATGTCAGCAGCACGTTATCATGGCTGAAGATTGCGTAATCGACCGGGACGGTGAAGCCGTTGCCGGTGCCTAGCAGGATCACGCTGGTTTCGATTTCCTCATCCTCTTCGGCAGTCACGCCGAAAGTGTGTGAGTTGATGCCAGCGGCCTGCCAGCCCTCTGCCTTCACCATTGTGCGGATGTCCCCTTCGTAAGCTTCGTACGAGCGCATGTACACGAAATTCACGACGAAGCCTTCGGTGCCGATCTGCGCGCCACGCGGCGACTTATACAACTTCGGGTTGTAGGATTTGTCGGGCGGAAGTGGCGGATCATCCAAATCGGCGTCGATGTCTGTCCAGAGATCGTTATCGAACAATTGAACAGGATCTTCCCCCAGAGCCAGAACGGTATCTTCCACGGGAGAAAGTGTTCCGCCCAACGAGTGGTCAGGAAGGTGCGTCTCCACAAACTCAGGCTCGCTACGTGACCACACCCACATCGGATGATTCGGCCCTGGATGCCAAAGGGCACCGCTGGCCACGATGTTGAATTCCGTATCTATTCCAGGCTCGGGGGATGCAAGCGGGATGAATAGGCGAGTGGCGTCGCTGTCTGCGATTGCAACTCGAACAAGCTCGCCGCTGGACGTGTAGAGTAAGTCAAAGCCAATCCATGCGCCGTCCGACCAATCCGTAGAGCCGCGCCGACTGCCGGCATCCGTAATAATCCGGTAGGTCGCGTCCGTGTCCAGGGCTTCCACGGTGCCACTAAAGCGAGAATGGCGCGGCCAAATCGGAATGCGCTCATGCCACCAAAGCCCGTCGTAGCCAAAGCCCGAGCCGCCAGTAGTGGACTTGGAAATGATGTAATAGTGTTTGCCGACCAAATCGGAGGCGCTGTCGATGTGTCCAAACGTAATCCACTGCGCAATTACGCCAATGGTGAGCGTGTCGCTGGTGTTGGCGCTGATCCCTAGATGAACGAATTGGTACGGGTCGTCGTTGCTGCCGCTCAAATCTACGATAACGTCATAGAAAGCGGGTCCACCGCCGCTCCAGTCGCTCCATCTGTTCGCTTCCCAGGTCTTTATGCTGTCTGTCAGCGTCGTGGCGGTCGCTGCGGTAATCGTCCCGGTGTCCCACTGATGCGACGTGCGCGGCCAGCGCGCTTCGTTGTTGACCGCCTGGTTGCGGTACCAGAGCCGTCGGCAGATCGCAAAAAGATTCTCCCACTTCCAGTCGAACGCCATGGCTAATCTCCTTCCCCCAGCAGGGAGCTGGCCTGGGGCATGTCCCAGGCAGCGACGTTGTCGGCGACCATCATGTGCACCTGACCTTGCCGGGTACCACGAGACTCGAAGCCTCCACCTAGTCCTAGTACTATCAGCTTGTTGTTAACGTTGCGATCAACAACCTTTCCGCCTACAATAGCACCAGCCTCCAGAGAGCTCTCCCCAGTCGCGATATCCGGAATAAACCATATAATCAGATCTTCTACTTCAGAAAGCACTCCCAGATTCGCCTCGATCAAGTCGCCAGTCGCGTCCAGGTTAGGTACACCACTAAATGACTTAGCATTATATCGGCCTGCCTGTCCAGAAACCTGGCTGGTTACCTTGCCAAAAACGAGAACCTGACGCTTCCCTATCTCTGGGGATAGTGCAACACTCGTACCGCCGTCTGGCGATGTTGTAACAATGACTTGGCCGTCTCCTATCATTGGAGTCAGCTGACGAAGCCGTGCAGAATGGCTAGTTAAAGCGCCTGCTGAGGCTTTCTTGCCTGGTGTGAAATTACCAAAGTCGTGTCCTTGAATCATTAGGTGCCTACTCCAAAAACGGTTGCAAAGTTCTGCATTTCATACAAACCCACAGCTACAAAGCCGTTCGAAGTGATCATGGACGTTGTATATGCTGTGTTCACCGCAGCCTGAACGAGTGCCGGATTAATATCGCGAGGTGGGCGTCCGGTTTCGTCAATAAAGAAGGCGTAGCTTTTCCAATCCCGATGAACTTTGCTGATGAACGACGCCGACACCTTTATTTTGCTAGGTTCGCCAGAACTCGCCTCAGCTCCTACACCCGCGCAAAGCCAGTAACCCACCGGCTTGCTGAACCATGTGGCATTGTTCACAGCCCCCACCGCGTTTAGGACCGTCTCACTCGGTCGCACAGAGAGCGTGGCCTGAAGGACGAGTGATCTCATCGGCTCAAACTTGTTGAATCGCGGATAATCAACAATTGTATTAGTAGCACTCGGCGGTAGATAGTTCACATCAATGGGTATGCCACTAACGTCTAGCTGCGTTTGTTCTTGTGTCAGTGATGTCTCGTCCCTAACATACCAGCTTGTCTGCGGGAAGAAATCAAATTCCAACGCAAGTGTCTCGTACTTCACACGGACAATGGCTGTGTCCCAGAACTGCCCATAGATAGACCGACCAGTCACGATCAGATCGGGATGACTAACATCATATGCTTCTCCCATTATAGGCATGCCAGCGTCTTCAAGGAGTGCAATGAGTGTTGCCCTAGGGACCGTTCTGTCAAGACCCTGAGCCAATGCACCACGTACTACCGCCAGGTTATTGCGACCTTGCTCAATGATCGCGTCGCGAGGACGTTCCCATTTGAACGTTGCAGGCATAGCCTCTCCTAGTTAGCCAAACCGCCAAACTCCTTGTCCACGATCCGCTGAAGCAGTCCTTCAATTGTTTTAACAGCTGTTGCAATATCCTGCTGGCCATTGGCTTCCACACCAAAGGCCATGTTAGGAGCGTTACCTTCCACTGCCCGATACCGATCGAAGATCTGTTGCTTCTCGAACTGCAGGGCGAGTCTCAAATTCATACGGGCATCGGCTGCTTCCTCCGGCCTGTCGCTGCGCATCAGATCCCTAATCGTTTGTTCACCCTGCCCAGCTAAAGCTGTAGCTGAAGCAGCCAAAGGACTGCGACCGAGTAAGAACTCCAGCCCTGTTCGTTGATAGGACAATCGGGACTTGATATCTTGCGTAGTGTCACCGAACTGCTGCTGAGTCAGCGCCTCGATCGTATCAAACATGTCCTGAGTCTCGACAACCTGCTGCGCGTGAGACGGACCCAGGGGTATAGCATTCAATGCCAACTTCCTCTGAGTTTTTACACGAGCAAGCTGAGCGCCAAGGCTATCTCTGGAGAGCAACAGTCGATTTGCTTCGGTTTGACCTGTTATCTCCAGAGATTGCTGCCCTCGTTCGAAGGCTGTATTGGCATTGAATTCAGCCATTCGTGCCTCGGCGACTTTCGTGATGTTGTCCATTGCGTCCTTGTCCCCGACATGCTGGGCCATTTGGACAGCGGCATCGGCCAGGATTTGTGCCCTACCAGCCTCCTCGAATCTCCGCTGGGCGCGGAATCCCGAAACAATAACCTGGCCACCAGCGTCGAGATCCTGGACATGCTGTTGACGTGTCAGTGAGTACTCAAGCTGCTGTCGTTCCTTGACCTGAGCTGCTTGGACCTGCGGCAGATTTTGGGGAGCATTTCTAATCACATCTCGGAGCTCGATGTCCTGCGTGTCTTGTAGGGACTGTCTCGCTAAGTCCTTGGGTGATCCGAAAATAAGAGCAGCCGCCCGTAGGCCATAGCCGAACACAATGTCGTCGTTGTCTTTCACTCTCTCAGCCCGTTCAAACTGTCTTTGTCGCTCAACCTCGGCAATCTGTGCGTTGATGGATGTCATTCGGTTCCGCATTGCAACTTGAGCACCTTCGTCGCTGATCACAGGGACTCTAGCATTATAGCCTTGATAGTCTGTGAACTGCTCCCAATAAGTCTGTGGACGACTTACAGCTAGACTTGTTCCTAATCCGCCTCTCTCCTCAATCAACTTACGGACCTGTTCAGCAGCAGCAGCGTCTGCTCTGATGTCGGTAACTGCCATTCGTCCTAGAGGTGTAGCAGTTCTTATTGCGTCAGCTAGTTTAACCGATCTATAAGCATCGCTGGTCGCCATCTGGTTGGTGATTCGAACTTCCTGCATTCTGGATAAATCACGGACTGAAGACGGTCCAACACCAAATGCGTCCAAAGCCATGCCAAATGGCTGGCTGAACACACCGCCGAACAATTGATCAACTCCCTGCGATGTGACGTGGAGTCGTTCTAGGTCAGACCCTGCTAAAGCACTGTCAATTTCCATTCGTCGAGCGATTTGCTGTGCTCTGCCTGCTTCCCATAAAGCAAAGACAATTGAGTAGTAGTACGCACGACTTAAACCGCCCATACTACGTCTACCTCTGGCATTTGGACCGTCTGAGCTAAGATCAACAGTCCTTAGTCCTGGTAAACCACCACCTCCCTGAAATCCAAGCAAAGGTGGACCCCCACCGCCGCCCGATCCACCGCCGCCTGGAGGACCCTCCAGCAACCCACCCCCTGGTCGAGAAGATATGAATTCTCCTTCGAAGTCGCCCGTCACTGGATTATAACCGCCCCCACCCGGCAGAAATCGTGGGCCACCACCCGGCAGAATTGGAATGTATCCCCCAAATCCTCCTCCAGCGCCTCCGCCTCCAGTATATGCTCCGCTGCCACCCCCAGTTGCCGAAACAATACCCGTTAATCGGGCTAGAGCAGTTCCGAGGTTATCAGCCTCTTGCTGAACCGCGCCGAAATCGACATCCCTACCCCTACCAGTACGAGCTAAATCCATAGAGTTGGAGTAGCCCTGTGGGAAGCTGGGTCTTATCTGCTCAGGATGCAAATTCATGTACGACGAACCAGGACCTTCGACTGTGTTATCGTATACAAGAGCATCATATCCGCTGGACACCAGCTCTTGCCTGATCCTATCCCACCCCCTTTTCTCTGACACACCTGAAAACCACCCAGAGCCCAAACTCTCATCACCTATATCAGATAGGTCTTTACCCTTGTGAGGTTTAACACCCTTTATAATCCGATTAAATTGAGTTCCAGATATTGCACCAGTTTCTAGTAGTTGCCTCGCGACCGCACCCCACCAGTTTTCGCCTGTGTCTTCAATTCTCGCAGCTTTGTTATACGAGAACTCCACGGGATAGATTCTCATACGACTGCCCCATTGAAAGTCGTCCTCAGAGCCTATATCCCCATAGTTCTTTTCTAGACCGCTTGCTTGAATAGGTGTGCCGAAATGACTGAATGGCCGCCATTCAGCAATATCTTTTCTTGATCTCGTTCCATGGAATAACTGAACTCGATTTGCATATCCGACAGCAGGAGGACCGGGCAAATAAATTACCGGTCTAGAGTCCTTAGGACCATACGAATCGTAACCGTCATCACCAACCGGTCTACTCTCCCCCGGCGCAGGCAAAACTGCCCGAGCCATGGGACCGCCGATCTGCGCACGTCCTTCCATAGAAAACGTCATACCCCCGGCGAGGTTGGCCTCTCTCCGGCGAGCTTCCTCGTCGAATACAGTCCAATCTCCGATCACCTTAATTACAAGTGGTTCTTCTTCAGGCATCGGGATCCACTTTCTGGGGATAGAGGTGTGGGAAATTCATCTCAACAATTAACCGCGCATTGAGTTCGTCCAGTCTCAGCTGATTGTACGTGTCGTCCGTGGCATTCGAGTTCACTAAGCCGGCGATTTGATGGGCTGAACGGAGGCGGTACTCGAAGACCGGGACGGTCCACTTTCTCCACGTGCCAGATCCGTAGAGAGCTTCGACGGTGGCGATGTCTCTCGCCCAGTTTCTTGCGATTTGGGCGCATCGGTTGTCCCGGTAGATGTCAAAGGGTTTTCACCCCCGTTCTCAGACAGCTTAGACACAGGCGTTGGATCTCGCATTGAGTTCTCCACGAGATCGGCGATCGCCCACGCAATGCCGGCAGAACGACCTGCTCCGTTGATCTTCACGAGCTGCTGGATCTCCTCCAGAGAGAGGCTCGGCAGTTCAGGTCCTGGAGTGTTGTCGGGATTGCGTTTGAACGCCTTTGCAGTTGACAAACGGGTAGTCAGGATCCGCTTGAAACCCTCGGGTGTGAGGACGAGTTTGCGCATCTCGTTAATGTCCGGAGGTATCGGAGGGTAGAACTGTTTGAACTCCGCCTTGCGCGTATCGTCCAGGTCTTTGATCGCTTCTTCAGTCCTTGCGGAGGCGATCTCATTCGACCATTGAATAAAATAATCCATGTCGCATCGTTCGACATGGAGTACTTTATCTCCAAGGACCACGATAATAGGTGCTGCTGTTGCTTGCAGGAAAAACATAGTGCTCCTTTGCGGGAGAACGGGTTTAGAAGGTTACGGACCCGGCACAACGTCCCAGGTCACAGTATACGCTGCTTTGGAAATGAAGCGGCCACCTATCCGCATGTTTTGGTTCACCATACGATCGGCGGAAGCTTCAGTAAAATTGGCCTGTAGAGTGATTGTACAGCCGACGCTATACGTTGCGACTACAGCGACGTTCTGAGGTGCAGGAATTAGTGGCCCGGAGATTGTGATCTCCTTCTTACCAATTCCTGTCAGTTCACCCACCAGCTGACTGCGGCCTGGTTCTTGATCCGCCGTACCTTCGATGGAAAACGTATCCGCGTTTGTCATTTCAGTGACTTCACGGATACGGAACATGTCGAGTAGCGTCGCATATAGAACACCGGCAATGCTGAAATTGGCAGTGCCATCCTTGCCGTTAATGACTCCCATAGGAATCTCCTATCAGCCAAGGCCTATCCACTGACGTGGTTAGGCTATGGGGTCTTGTCCCAGGTTACTATATACGCCGCTTTAGAGATAAACCTGCCGCCGATGCGCATGTTCTGGTTAACCATACGATCAGCACTGGCCTCAGTGAAATTGACATTCATAGTGATGAAGCAACCAGTACTGTATGTAGCCACGACAGCCACATTCTGCGGCGCAGGAATAAGGGGTCCGGAAATGGCGAGATCCTTCTTGCCGATGCCCGTCAGCTCTCCCACAAGCTGGCTTCTACCGGGTTCCTGATCAGCAGTACCTTCAATGGAAAAGGTATCGGCATTAGTCATCTCAGTAACCTCCCGGATACGGAACATATCCAGGAGTGTCCTCTGGGAAACAGTTGCGATTAAGAAGTCGGCTGTTCCGTCTCTGCCGTTGATCACTCCCATGTTAAATCCTTTCTAACCATCGTAGCCGCCGCTTTCGCTACCGGCCACTGGGTCGTCTGCATTCCCCCTAAAGTAGTCGCGGGCGAGCCTAAGAAAATCGGATCTGATGTACCGATTTATCACTCTCCGAGCTGGCTCCCAGAAAGGCCGTGGGTCCATCTTGAAGGTCCCATTTTCAAGCCATATGCCGTGGGGAGCGATCTTGCTATCCTGATAGATAGTGAGATCGGCGACATTCTTAGCACGAGCTCGTACTCGGTATTTGATACTTCGCCAGAGCCTGCTGAACTCCCTACGGGGTGGTTCGCCGGGATCAGAACGGATTGTTAGCGTTCCAATGTGCTGAACCCGCACATTAATCGAATCACGTATCATAGCAACGCCCCGCTTGCCGAGCTCGTTCAAGGCGAGCCTGATAGCACGTTTAGCCCTGCCAGATGCGTTGTCAGCGAATCCCACGGTTTTTAACTCCTAGGCCACACTTTTCCCGGTTGTGCCCGCCAAAACCCCTATAAATCATTGGGGGGGCGTTATCGCGGGTTTGTGAGCCCGCTCAGTCGCAGCTTTCGCCGCAGACTTCTTTCCGAGGGCAACAGCCTCGTCGAAGGTCTTCGGACCCTGGTCATTAGGGAGCTCCACGACCTCGATATTACGAGCGTCGGGAAACAAATTGAACTGCTTGTAATGGGCTACGAGGCTTTCGGGAGTATGCAGTCCACCACCCACAGACGCCCTTTTTTCCTTGACGTTTCCGTCTTTGTCCGTAACACGGACCATCCAATACTGAGGCATTAGCCACCTAAACTTTCTCCGGCGATTTCAACACCCACAGTTATATCGTGATTTACAACCTCCCGTTTGGCGAGATCTTCGTCCTCGATATCCTGTGACTGTCGCCGGTCTAGTTGTTCTGATCGAACTTTGACACTCGTAACGTACGAGAGTCCTAGCTTTGGGCCACCCGCTCTTATCGCCTGACGCGATTGTGCAGCGAGTCCCGAGCTTTCGTTGAGGCTCAGTAGCTGACTAGTAGTAGTGAGCCTAAATATGTACTCGTGCTTTTCCATCCAGTCGGATGGACCACCCGGAGCATGAGTCTGGAACGTCTCACCCTCTGTGTAGAAGCTGAAACTTCCTGTCTTAGTAATCAGGCGAGCAGACGCCCGATCACCATCGGCGTTGTTAGGCTTGTCAGGATTTTCATCGCCCTCGAGATCATCAAATCTGATCCGGTTACCTTCTGGCACCAAAGCTGCCCATATAGGATCAGCCATCAGAAGTTGCCAGAGCTTTTGATAAATCTCAAGTTCAATGTTCTTAGCAGCCATTTCTGCTCCTAAACCCCTAGTGGGCATGCACCACTAGGAGCTGCAAAGGAACATCCACTACTCATCCTCGGGCTCAGGAGCCTCGCCTTCGCCTTCGGGTTCAGGCTGCGCCGCCTGAATTGCATCGATAATCTGCTCTTTCGTCATCCGGGTTGTGACCTCGACGTCGGCCTTCTCGGCGTAGTCGAGCAACTGCGCCTTGGTGAGTGTGTTCAGATCCACAGTCTCCTCACCAGTGGTTCCGCCGGAACTCACATTCTCTGGACCATTAGGAAGAGGCGACGAGCTTTCAGGATCTTCGGTTTCCTCAACCGCACCAAGACCAAGAAGGCGATTGACGTCAATTCTGCTTGCAGCCAGCTCCTCACCCGAAACGACTCGGCCAAAGGGATACGGACCGACCATGGTATGCTTTACGAGATAGTTCATTTGCATCTCCTAAAAGGGGACGCCCTTCTCTGGAGGAGAAGAGTCTAGACGTTCATTACGACCACTGCCGACGGATAGAAGATCGTCGGGCCACCATTGTGGCCACGATGAATCTCGATATTCGCCGGAGTACGCTTCTCGGCCAGAACGCCGTTGGCGCGATCGATCGTGTACTGATACGAGCCGGGTTGGAAATTGTTGCTGGCGTTACGAGTGGTAATGTACTGACCAAGTCGTGCACCAGAAGTACGACGACCAATGACAACGACGAGGTTGTCGGGAATGAACTTCTTGAACGTACCAGCAATTCCGCCCGGAGCTGCCGGAACATATCCTTCGTCGTACACCTGGACCTTGGGTAAGTTTTGGCCCAGAAGGAACTGGTTGATGTCGTTAAGGGAATTGAACGTACCGCCACTGCCGATTCTGCGACCAGCCAGGTCACTGGCATTGGTGTTGTTGAGCAGGTTGTTGGCAGTGACGCTGTTCATGTAGGCCGTTGCTCCAGAACCCAGATCAACACTCTTCCCGAGGGCCAACTGCTGAACGCTCTGGAAGTTACGCGCGGGCGTAGCCGTGGCAATTGTGCTCCACGGAATGGCCGCCGTAAAGGTCTGGATCACATAGGTGTCACTATATCCGATCATGACACCCTGCGGCCCGGCGATATCGATTTTGATCGTGCCGGTTGTGAGGAGCGTCCAGTTCGAGGACTCAATTCGATCGAGTTCGCGAGCGATCAATTGCCGTTGAGCGTCAACGACCAGGTCTTGGACGTTAATCGGCACAGCGCTGACATCTACAGAACCTGCACGAATAGTCAGTTCCTGCTCGGTGATGTCGATGAATTCGCCGAACACACCAGGCTCGTACTCGAAGGTCTTCTGTCCAACTCGATTGACATGGGTGGGTTGACCATCCATGCCTCTGAGGTGCTGAAGACCGAAGTAGTTATCCTGCTGTGACCAGCGGACTTTGGCGGCATTTACGGATTGGATAGGCAGCAGTTCGATGCCGACACGACCTGCTGATCCACGCTGTACAAGCTCCGGCTCAATTTGCCGAAGCTCGTACGAAGTGGGATAAATGAAAGGCATAGGTTTCTCCTTGTGGAAGTTGAAGCAAAGGGGATGTTGCTCCGATTACGGCAGATGGATGAAGCCGTTAGGCAGGAGCTTAGAACCAGCCCAGTCGGTAAGGATGTTGGCCATTGACCGACCGCTGGCAGCCGTAGTGGCAACGCGTGCAAATGTCTGGGTGTTGGCAACACCACCATCCGTAGTTGTAGAGGCAACAGAGAACGCTACGCCAGCTACCTTGCCGGTTAGGACTACGGTAGATGTACCGCTTGCCGTGGCCACACCCGCCAGTTCGTTGTCGGCGTTCCAGAGAGCAATAATGCCGGCGGACACATTTGCGGCAGTAGTAGCTGTCGCCGTGAACGAAATCGCCTTGGTCGTCAGGTCGGGTCGAGTGTAGGTGAGGGTGAAGATGTCGCCGACCTCGATGGTAGCCGGAGTGAACGTATCCACTTCAGCCACAAGTGCTGCCACACCGAGTTCATTGGGGTCAAACACGCCGCTTTCCCACACAGGCATGGTGGTCCAGGGACCGTTGCGCGTGGACACGGTCGTGGAATCACCAAGATACGCCAGTCCATTAGCGTCGGTCTTGAACGTATACATGGCGATTGCACTGGGGACCTGAGTGCCGTCACCGGCACCATTTACGTAAGCGTACATCTTCTGATCGGCAGTCTTCTTCCCCAGAAAAGTGCCTTTGAGGATCGTCAGGTTTGGACCAAAGATCACTGCATTCTGACGAGCGTCCTCAGGGCGCTGAGCAGGAGTCAGGATGTCTGCCAGACTGAATTGCTCAATCGTGGTAATCATAAAAACCTCTTTCTTCGTTCAGGTTGTTGGTGAAGGGATGAACGACTACTTCCCAGCACCATTTGACGGCGCGATGCCGACGTGACCCAGGAGCTCGGCCCTGCGATCGGAGGTCATCGGCTTGTCCTCGGGCTTGTCCTTGCCGGGCTCGGTCCGAGGTGCAGGCTGGCCTGTCGTTTTCGGATCGAGGATGCCGCTGGGCTTGTTCTGCTGAAGGGCAGTCAGCATCGGTACATAGGGCATCGACCCGTCAGCCAGAGGCGTAAGCATAGCTGCGCTAGGCTGATCGCCAACAATGATCAGCTTCTTCAGTTCGGTGGCCTGAGCGGGCAGAATAAACTGCTTTTCCACCAGGAGATCGATACGCTCCTGAGCCACCAATGCGCGATCCTTCAGAACCTGGGGATCGATCACCTTGGGCACCTGCTTCTGAACCGCATCAAGCTGCGTCTTCAGACTGGTGTTGGCCGTCTCCATGTCCTTATTGGCAGTTTGCAGTGCCAACCCTGCTGACAGTAGAAGCTCATCAGCGTTCTCTGTCGTGATTGCGCTCGTACCCGGCAGTTTCTTAGCCTGGACGAGTTGTTCAGCGGTGAGCATGGTTTTGCTCCTTTTCGCGGTCACTGGTACCGTCCCTGGAACAGGACCGCGAGTCACTGATCCAGTACGAACACGTTCGGTCAATGCCTCGTAGGCCTGATCTGCTGAGCAAACCCGATCTACGAGTCCAATATCTACTGCCCCCTGCCCTACATAGACGCGCGCAGTAACAATGTCCTTCAATTGTTCCGGCTTGAGTTTCCGGGCCTTTGCAACATCATTTTTGAAAGGCTCATTGATCTGATGCACAAGTCGAGTTATTTCCTCTTCATGCTCCTTAGTGATCGGCTGGCCTTCCGCTCCTATACCCTTGTACTTGCCGGTAGTGAAGATCCTGGGTTTCACTAACGATTTCTCAGCCAACTGAGATGAATCAGTTAGTCGAGCCATCGTCCCCAGAGAACCGACCTGTGCCATCGGACCACACGTAAACACCGGTGCTTGCGTGGCGATCCAGAGCATGCCGCTACACGCCAGGTCCTCAGCATGAACAGCAATAGGCTTGGCAGCGGCAAATCTCCTGATTGCTTCGGCCATCTCAGGCGTCCCATTGGCTGTTCCTCCTGGACTGTCGGCATCTACGTATACACCCCTTACAGCCGGGTCATTTCTAGCCTGTAAAAGTACATCACGCATTTGCATCATACTGGTGCCGCCAAACAGAGACTGGAAAGACGTCGGGTACTTTGTCAGTGGACCCGACATTTGTAACCGAGCAATACCGTTCGCGTCCACCTTATACGGCTCCTCGGCAAAGGAGTCATTGGCTGACTGACTCCGTTCCTGGTAGATCTGTAGCTGCTTACTCTCCACGATAGCCCACGCCGAGTTCACCCAGCTGTCCAGATGTTCTACCAGACACAGCCACTGTCCATAAAGCGTATCAATCCGGCATCCTTCTAGATTGTATCTGATCATTATGCTGCGCCACTTTCTGGAGAAGATGTGCTATGCGACTTTCTTGGGACGACCACCTTGAGGTTCGCCGCCGGACGCTTTCTCCTGCTGTCTTGACTTGGCCTTAGCTCGTTTTTCCTTTGTGGTTGTAACGGCCTGAGCATCGAACGTCTTCTTACGAGTGATCTGGAGCACATCCATTGCCCTGTCCATATCGGCTGTCTTGATGACTTCTTCCACGACCTCAGGGTCATTAAGGAGAGCAAGCAGGAAGGCCCGGAGAATAGACGTCTTACGGTCAATGAGCGACGGTGTCTTGATGATAATCTTGTCCACGGCCTTGGCCGAGAAGTTCAGGACTACGAAGTTATTAACAAGACACTGGCACTTTTTTGCAAAGGCTTCGTCCTCAGTCTCGGCAATCACCGTGCCAGTGTCTGTGTGCACGCCAGCATCCTCCTTGGCGCCATGCTCGGCTTCCAGACCTACACGGGCAGATCGGAGTCCGGCGTTGAACATCAGCTCTTCCTCGTGCTTCATCTTGTCCAGGATCGGTGACAAGGCCTGGGACTGCTGACCAAAGTCTAGGACATTGATGTTGGTGAGTGATTTACCGGCGAGTTCAATCAGGACCTTCATCGCGTCGATGTTGCCTTTGGCATCGGGAGCAAGTCCGAGGCTGGGGAACCATACTCCCGCTGCTCCAGCCGCCAGTGCCTTGATCACGATTTTGGCATTTTCCTCATAACTCACTTTCGTAGCCTGCCCATTGGCGTCCAATGGTCCCGGAAATGTACCAGCAGGAGACGTGATTACTGTTACGATGCCAGTGATCTTGGCACCCAGCTTCTGAAGTTGTTGCGCCGAATCTAACCAGCCGCGCCAGGCCGTCATCCGAGCATTCTCAAGCCATGACCGGCCATAGGGGTTGTCGCACTCGGGATCATAGGCGTAATGAAAGCCCTTGTACGGCATTGTCAGGTCAATGTATGACTCCCCGCCCTGAGTGCCTTCCGGTACGGCATTGTTACGTAATCCCGTTATGTTGCCGTACTTGTCCCTGAGCACGTCGGTGATATCCTGAAGGACCGGCTTCACGCGAGCGAGATCATATCGTCCATCCTTGTACTGCCAGATCTGCTCTCCGCCGCTCCAGCCCATATCTCTCCCAGAGATATAAAAGTCCCTGATCAGATCAGACCGAAGCCGGTTAAATGTAAGCTTGACAGCCTCCACCCATTCAGTAGGAATACTCTTGTCCAAAGCCTCATACTCCCAGCTGGAGGCCAGGATCGGCGCTGTTGAGATCGCTCTTACCAAGCGCAGAACTGGGTGCTGGAGCATCCACCTGTACACAGTGTAAGTGCCGGTATACAGATAGTTGTAACCGGGGAACGCCATCGGATTATCAGAGGTTCCCGCATTGGCGAACAGCATGCTTCCCAGAGCGTAAGCCAGATTCATGATCCTGGCCTTGTCGTCAGGGAGCTGCTTGGCGGTCAGCTCGTCCATTCGATTGGGCGGAGCCTCGTACTTGCCCTTTTCAGTCCTAATTGGCATGTTAGTTGCTCCTATACACAGCGACCGCCATTGCCGATGTTGTGACAAGTGTCATGCCGGCGATGTTATCTACGTAACACACACCATACCTCATGGTGTCCATCCCATGGTCGTCCTTCTTAACAGGCTCTTCCTTCACCGGCTTGCCATCTTTGTCCTTAGGATACACATATCCGTCAAACTCATCCTCTGTCCGATCTGGGAGACCGACAGCTTTAAGTGCCGTATCTTCCTCAACAAGAGAGTCTCGACAGATAAAGAGGGTCGGTCGCACATGCTGTTCGTGACGTAGTCGGAGATTGACTGCTTCAATTCCCGGTGTAATTGCTTTATGCGCCGGAATCGTGAAGATGCCTTGTTCGTGGAGCGTAGCACGATCTTCAGCGTCATGATCTGATATCGTCGCTTCGTAATTCTCCCCCTCGGAGTACCGACGTATCGTTTGAGCATGATCAGCCACCAGCCTTTTGGTGAAGTAGATCTGTCGGTACAAGAACATTACGTCGTCAGGACTAATCGCCCACCACTGACATACGAATGGGTTCTTATACCCGAAGTCAATCACCCGTATCCTGCGCCAGTTGGACTCAATCCTAGGACGCGGCACCATATGGACAAAGGGGTCCCAGCTTTCATATACCATACCCTCTGATGCCGCCCAGATACCTTTACGAAGGCGGAGGTACCTCGCCCCAGAAAGTCGCTCCAGCCGCCGCATGTATGCTGAGCCATTAGGCGTCATCGTGCCGTCGCGATTGAACAACACAGGGTTATCCTCATGCCGGGATAAGAGCCGAGTCATCTTGTCTGTATTGGCTCTAGCATTCAGCCAGTGATTTGGCGAGCCAGGATTACAGTCCAGGATGATTTGCTGGTACGGCATACGACCATTGCGCAAGCGAGTTGTTAGGCTCTCGTGATCCTCTTCAGTGAGTTCAGTAGCCTCAAAGCCAGCAATGATATCGTACTCAGTAGACATAATCTTCGAGGCCTTGTCCATACCACCAATGACAAACTCGGAGCCATTAGGGTAGCGATAGGTCTGACGGAGATTTCTTTGAGGCCCACGGAGCATGGGAGAGCCCTCGGGAATCACCTTGTCCTCGTAGGTCCAGAGAGCGGACTCTGTCATGCTCTCACGAGTTTTGCGGACGCCAAGCACACGGAGCCTCGAGTACTTCATACAACAGAAGTTGATCTTCTCCAGGATAGCCCGTGTCTTGCCAGTACCTGCTGGGCCATCCATCAGGATTTCCTCATCACGGCAACTCCACAATGTCCGAGCTGCTCCGTAGGCGCAGTAGGCTTTCTGCTTTACCGAATCATACTCCGGTGGAGCCACGCGCGGGCGCTTGCGAACATAAATGGGTGTGATCTGCTGGATCATGGGGTCTGAGGATCATTGTCGGCAGTAGGCATGCCGATATAGAGCTTGATGTTGTTGCCTTCGGCGTCGGCGATCCTGGAGGGCACTTTGCCCTCTTCGCGGTCGATGAATTCCTTGGAGTGGATGAAACTGCCTCGCTCCATGAACTGAGCGTAAGCATTAGCGGCATCTTCCAGCCGCGTATTGTACGTTCCGTCAGGCATCCGAGAAGGCTCCATCAGGATCTCACGAACATAGTTCATGAACGTCTTGCGACTGCGCCGCGCCACTTTCTGGGGAAGAGGCTGCTCGCCCACCTGAATGGACGCAATTGTGGTAGGCTGAGCCCGCTTGACACGAACTAGAATTGTTCGATTGCTCATACATCCTCCGTAATAACAGAGGCTGCGCCCACAACTAGATTTCCCCCAGAAGTTGCGTCGGCCACAGCCGGAAGGATTCGAACTCCAGCCCGGTACAGTCCCATTTCATCGTAGGTATTCTTCAGTAGCTTGCTGATTTTGTTGCCGGTGCGATCCTGGTCGGTCCAACCGCGTACATCGTACAAATCAGCGTAGGCAATGATCATTGCCCAGCGTTTCACCCTCGGCGGAACAACTCCTGCATTGGGTACAAAGCTGAGGGGGATGGAGTACATGCTGCCTCTGAACGACTCCTGAATTTCGCCGTATGCGTAGTCGAAGGCGTCTTGAACTGCATTCATGTCTGGGTTGGCATTCACATTCTGCTTGTTGGATGCTATGGCAATGTTCTTCAAACCCCATCGCCGAACAAACTCGTCCCAGGTGAAGTAGATTGACAATGGGATCGCCAGGACTCCGGTGACATTGAATTCACGACTCTGTGTCACCCCTAAGAAAGTCCAGCGGATCCAGTAGGTGTACGCAAGGGACGACACTGGTTCAACCAGTCCATACTGGTAAATTCCAGGACCGAGGTTAGGTAAAGGAGTACCAGCTGGTACCAGTACTTGATCAGTATCATTTCGCTTAATGCCAAATGTGTTGACTGGATCAGCGAACACGACTAAGTCGGCATTGATCATCCCGTCGTCATCTGTCTCATGTGTGAAGATAATATCGATCATTAGTTAGTTACCCTCACGATCTGGGTTAGATTTCCGCGATCAGTAATAACATTGGTAATTCCCACGTCATTCTTGGATCCTACCCCTGCGCCTTTGACCGTGATGATTGTTCCGGAGAACACGCCATCGATTGTGATATCGGTTAGCTCCATAGAATAACGTCGAGTTCCGCCAGGCGGAATATATGTGACTGACCCAGTGAATGTCGCTGGTCCTGTCAGGAGGGAAGCTGACGCGATGAACTGTGGAGTGACTGTAACAACCGATCCGGCAAGCGTTGCGGTTCCCACAACGAAGTCGCCGAATGCATCGTAGATTGGAGCTGTGAATGTTACCGAGCCGCTGATCTGAACCGCTGAGCCGAGCACATTGACAGAGCCGAGAAACACGCCTGACGCAAAGATGGCTGATCCTGCAAGCTCAACAATACCGGCAGTTAATGAGCCTGACGCTGTGTAAGTAGGTGCCGTGAAGGCACTGCTTCCAGAGAGTGCCGTGGCAGCAACGACTAGAGTTCCTACTCCGGTATAGGTAGGTAACGTGAACGAGGCGCTGATAGATGTCGTGGATGCGGCAACAATTAGATTTCCGGAAGCCGCAAATTCAGGACCTCCAAATGACACCAACCCAGCCAAGCCTGCTGTACCCACCACAAGACTGGCCGACCCTGTATACACGGGCGCTGTAAATGACGCCGACCCAGTCAGCTGAGAAACTGGTGCAACAATAGCGGCCTCTGCCACATTGAAGGCCGAGAATGTAGCATTTCCAGAGTAAGTTGCAGCGGCGATTGTCATCGCCCCTGAAGCCGTATAAACAGGTGATGTGAAAGTAGCAGAACCAGCAAGAACCGTAACCGGCGAGATCAGTGAGGCTGTTCCCGTGTAGCTAGGTGCCGTAAAGACCGCAGAACCTGATAATGCAACAGGAGACGCCACCAGGCTACCAGAGGCTGTAAACGCGTCGAAAAATGTTCCTGTCACGGTAGTCGTAACCGGTCCGACCACGAGGGCAGCTGACCCCGTGTATATTGGGGCAGTAAAGGCGGCTGAAGAAGCAAGAACTGTCGGCGATATTAACAAAGCTGCTGACGCTGTGTAGGTTGGTACAGTGAAGATTGCCGTACCAGCAAGCGATGTCGTACCGGCGAGTAGAGCACCTGAAGCTGTGTAGATCGGCGAAGTAAATACTGCGGTTGACGCGGAAGTTGTCGGTGCGATTAACAGACTTGCTGTGCCGGAATAGATCGGAGCCGTGAATGTCGCTGTGGAAGCGGACGTTGCCGGCGCGATCGACAGAGCGGCCGTCGCGGAATACACCGGCGCGGTGAACGTGGCGGTGCCTGCTGATGTGGCAGGCGCAACCGCAAGTGCTCCACTGGCCGTATAGATCGGCGCGGTGAATGTTGCTGTCGATTCTGATGTGGCCGGTGCGGCAGCCAGCGCTGCGCTGGCCGTGTAGGTCGGCGCGGTGAACGTCGCGGTGCCGCTGAAGGTTGTCGGCGCCACCGAAAGCGCGGCCGATGCGACAGTGACGTCCTGGAGTGCGAAGATTCCCCACTCGCCCAGCGTGAATGTTCCCCACTCCGCCAGGGTGAACATCGCCCAGTTCAGCTGCGTGACCAGCTCAGCCGTTCCCGCTGCGGTCGCCGGTCCGATCGATACCGCGATGGCTCCGCTGTAGACCGGCGCGGTGAATGTCGCTGTCGATTCTGATGTGGCCGGTGCGGCAGCGAGTGCTCCGCTGGCGGTATAGACCGGGGCGGTGAAGGTGCCGGTGAGCGATGACGTGGCCGGTGCTGCTGATACTGCGCCGGTGGCGCTGTAGGTCGGCACGGTGAACGTTGCCGTAACCGACGTTGTCGCAGGTCCTGTCGAGCTGGCGATCGAGCCGGTGAACGGCACCACGCCCTGCACCACCCACTTGCACGCGCCGGTTTCCGCGGCTGAGATCGTCCCGGTCATGCGCAGGGTGGCCGTCGCTCCGGTGGTGACCAACCGGTGGCCCAGGTCACCGGACATATCATCGCCGGTGGTCGAGCTGAAATGCGTCGCCGGGGATTCGACGTAGTTGCCGTTCCAGGTGATGGCGCCCGCTGAATCGTCAATGCCCGACGTCGGCCGGGTCATGGTGGCCGAGTCGTCGCGAATGCCGATGAGCCCGATCACCACACCACCCGAAGGGACTGCAACCGTGCTGCTGGCCGAGACAGTCTGGCTGCTGGTGGTCCAGTTGGTCATCGCGGCGGTGACCGTCAGCGGCGTGGTCCAGTTGTCGCTCGCCGCCTTCTGCCAGAGCATGATGACGGCGTGGCCTTCAGTAGGATTCGCTGACCAATCGATCGTCGGCGCAGTATCCCCCGATTGCCAGTCCCGATACCAGGCCATCACCTTGACCGAGCCCGTGCCGTTGCCGGTGGCCACGGCGCCGTCGGTGAACTCCGTTCCGATGGGGATCCAGTCGCTGGGGTCGAGGACGGTGACGGAGAAGGTCTTCCAGGTGGCGAACAGGAACATACGGTCACCGGCAGCCGGTGAGCCGGGAATGGCGACCGTCCCGTCTACGACAAGTCGCGCCCAGGTCCCTGCGGTTTTGAGGCTGATGGCCATTTAATGCTCAGAGATTCAGAGACTGCCACACCCGGTCCCACTTACTGTCCCCGCCGTGATATTTGAAGCTGATGTAGTCGGTTTTGGCAGCCGTTGTAGTGAGCGTCGGTGTAACTCCAGCGTTGAAGCGGAACGCGCTACCCCAGGTGATCAGTCGAGTGCCCGTTCCATCCTGGCGAATCCGGTAGGTGATGACCTTGCCGTCCACGGGGTTGGTGGGATTGTCCATGGTGCGATCGCCGCCCAGCGTGACCGTGAAGGTGCTGGCCAAGGCTGCATTGGTGGCGATGTTGGCACCGTCGGTCAGAGCGAAGACATCAGGCCAGGTGGTCTCCAGGGGCGACCGCTTCCAGGTGTTGGTGGCGGTGCAGACGTAGATGTAACTGGTGTCCCAGCAGATTTCCCCCCCTGTACCCGATGCACCAGCCGACGCGGGCGTTTTGCTGTTGACGATCTGGATGGTGTTATTCGCGATCAGCTTAAACGTGTCCGTTCCAGACACCACGAGCGTGTGCGCACTGGCGTCAAACACCAGCGCCTTGTACGCCGATCCGCCGCGATCGTAGGAGAGGAACTGATTCGCATTGGCTCCGGCGTTGTAGAACAGCTCAAGTCCGACTCCGGTGGCGAACGTACCGCTCCCGCCGCTGAACCGCACACCGTCCTTGATGTCCACTCCGCCCGCCGCCTGAATGTCGATCTTGACCGTACCCGAGCGCGAGAACTGCGTTGAGAGTGCGTCGAACGCCAGTGCCAGGTAAGCCGAGCCCGTCCGGTTGTAGCTCAGGAGTGTCGTGGTGGAAGCACCGGCGTTGTAGAACAGCTCGCCCCCGGAACCGGTGACTCCGGTGGAGGTCCCGCGCACGGTGACGCCCGCACCGGAAACAATGTCCGACGCGGAAGTAAGCAAACCGGTACTGCTCAGTGTCAGCACTGTCGCGTAGGCACCAACGCCCACGGAGTATCTAAATAGCAGATTCCCGGTCGGTGCCGCAGCCCCCTGATCGGGAAGCACCTCGGCGATGAAATTGACGGCCTGAGCAGCGGCGGTGGCGTCGGTTTTCCATCCGCTGCCTCTCCAGCGAAGTCGTGGGCTGATCTGTTGTGCACCCGCAGCAGCAACACCGGAAGTTGATAGGGCGAGTCCGTCGGTGCTGGAAGTCCCAAAACCAGCCGATGGAATCACGAAGATCTGACGAGGCGTCAGGACTAGCTGGGCGAATGCTTCATCCACGTCGGCCTCACCGCTGATTCCGCAAACGAAATCAGCCAGCTTGGTGAAGTCGGCATCGAGGCCAACTCCACCGGCACCGGTGGGCGTACCATGAATTGTCAGACCCTTGTAGGTTGCCATGGGAGAGGGGTCCTAGAGCTTGTCAGCAGTGATGGGCTCGCGGTCCAACGCCAGCTCCTTCACGTGCCAGAGCAGGTGGAAGGCGCAGTTGCGTAAGGAGATATCGGTGATCGCCTCGAATATCGTAGCGAACGTCTCGATTTCGTCATCCCAGGGGATGTACTCGTCCAGCGCCTTGGCGATCGGCGCGTCGAGTGGAATCATCATTGGAGCCGGACGAGTCCTTCCTTCTTTGTCGGTGATCTCACCCACCGGATGAGGCTCACCAACACCAGTGGAGTCGGGCTGTGTCCACCACCCTTCTGCGCACTTATAGCAGGTGTCCAGCGCTGACCGAAGCCTTGATTCTGGATCCACTTTTCCGATCAGGACCTTATAGTTCTTCAGCTTCTCGTTGGTCAGAGGGGGTGCAAATGATCCACCAATTCTCATGGTTTCTCCTAAAAAGGTTGGCAGGACAAATCAGCGGCTAGCTGATTGGTACCGTAACAGTCATCGCGCTAATGGCAATAGTTCCACCAGCCACAATCACGTTATTGTTGAAGACGAGGTCGGTGCTGGCAGTACCGGAGTTGCCCTGGCATAGAGCAGCTGTGTCACCCCCAGCTCCAGTATAGATGCGAAAATAGCCAGCGGTCCCTGAGGCGTCGGCGTTGGTGTCGCTGCCGATGGCGTTGGCGGTTGCCACGCCCGTGGCCGCTGAACCAAAAGCGGGATTGGCAAACAAATTGGTACCGAGCAGGGTACCGCTGCTGGCATCATTGACATTGGTCGGCTGAGTGCCAGTCCGATGCTCAAGCCGCCCTGGAGGAGTACCACCATCGACTGCGTCCACAATGCCGTCACAAGCACCATTACGCATTGTAGTACCAAGTTTGAAGAGCAACGCCATATATGACTCCTAGTTTGAGGAAGGGGGAGGCCACTTTCTGGAGAAGAGGCTCTAGATCCAATTAGTTCTTATTATTGAAGTGCTGCCTTTGCTGCCGCAACCTTCGCGGTCAGGTCCCTGACCTGCACTTCCAGCTGCATGATCTTCGCGTCCTTGACTCCGCCCGCCTGCTGAGCCGCCACTAAGTCGGCCTGAGCCTTGGCAAGCTGCACCTTAAGCGAGGCTATATCATCGGTGGGGGGCGGCACAGTCTTGATCTTTAGATCATTCTCCGGCGCTGTCGTATTCGGATCGCCCGCCACGCGGACTCTGACTGATCCCGTAGCCCCGCCCGTTGATGCAATCGCTACGTTGTATTCCCACCCCGGATGCCCGCCAATCAGCACCACCGACTTGTCCGGCGTCTGGCCGATGAGCTTGACCGGATCGGCACCGCTCGAGGTCTTGGCCGAGATTGCGTAGGGTCCGGCGCTGGCCGTTGACCAGACCAGCGCCAGCGAGCCGTCCGCGTTGGGGGTTGCCGCCACGGTGATGATCTGAACGGGGGGCTGTTGACCTGTTCGCGGCACTGGTCGCGGGCGGTTGATGTCCCACGTCAAGGCGACGTTCGGGCCGTTGTTCTGGATGTCCGAATGCGCTCCGACGCGGGTATTGTTCCCAGGCAGCGGCATGTTGACGATCCGGTTATTCTTGACCTCGCCGCTGGCCCGCGTTCCGTTGATCGGGATCGATAGATTACCGGCGCCGTCGGGCGAGACGTTCGGGCCGTTGCCGATTATGTAGTTGTCGATGATCTTCTGACGACACCCGCCGCCCTCGCAAGCGACGCGCATCGTTCCGATGTTCACGCCAGCGGGCAGGCGGCAGTCGATGAAGTTCCGCTGAATGATTTCGTCAACGGATCGCGCGCTTACAATGCTGTAAGCCCAGTTGTCGCCGTTGGCCTGCGGGTCATTTCCGAACGGGCTGGACTGTTCAAAATAGTTGTCCTCGATCTTGCAGGCTACGTCGCCGTCCTGCTTCTCAATCGCCATGCCGCGAACGGCTTTGAAGTGGTTGTGATGAATCCAAAGGTCACGCGCCCAGAGCTTCGCGGTGTTGTCGCCGCCTTCAGGGAACGTCGCCTGCTGATCCGCCCCTTCGCCGAAAATCTTGATGCATCGGCCCCACGATGCTGGCTTGGCCGGGTTGACCGTGTTGAAAAACTGGTTGTACGCAATCTCGACATTTCGGTAGGGCTGTGCCCCAACGTCGCGCCCGTAAAAGTAAATCCCCGCCCATGGTTCGATGGGGTCGAACACGTTATCGGTGATCTTGCAATCGACGAACCCGCCGCTGCTGTTGGAACCGATGACCGCCCATTGGCCGACGCCGAATGGCGTACCCGGTTGATTCCGCCCCATGAAGCGATTGCCGACGATCCGCCAGCCGGTCGGATGGAAGTTATCGAAGCTGCCGACAAGCAACCCCTCGCAGGTGATCCCGGTTATCGTGACGTTGTTCCCGCCCGGCTTCGCGAGGAATGCGTAGGCGTTGTCGCTGGACCGGAAGTAACCCGTGATGGTCAACGGCTTGTTGATCGGCACGTTCGTACAGAACGGCACGAGCAATCCGACCTTAACGCCGTTGATCGTATCGCCGGGCTGCGCGGACTGGACGGCGGCGGCGACGGAATCGCCGGGGTTGACATTGATCGTCGCCGAGCGAGCCTCGCCGGTGATAACCACTATGATCAGTGCGAAGAGTAGTTTGGTCATTTGGTCTCCATTGATGAGCCGTTCTCCATCGGTGCCGACTTCCGCGCAGGCAACCCCGTCGCCAGCGTCGCAGCCACGAGCCGCGCCCGGAGCGTCTGCAATTCCGCGTCCTCAACCTGCTTTACGGTCGTCGGCGAGTTGTGCTCGGGAACTACCGCAGCGATTGCGGGAACCAGCGGCACGTCAGGGTTTACGCTCGTCATTTTCGCTACCGTCTCAACCGCCGCCACCGCCTCGTGCGAAATCTCCCGAAACGATTGGGCGCGCGAGCGCTCGCGGGCGGCAAGGTTTGATTTGATGACCGCGATGTATCCGGCGACCATCGCGGCAATCACACCAGGAGCACCGGCGATCAATGCAATGTAAAGTGCGTCGTGCATTTATGTAATCCTATAGGATTCGGCGTCACCATTATACAAGGGGTTTGTTGTCCCCTCCCCAGTACTTAACTGCACCGAACAATCCACCGAGTATGGCAACAGCCACAAAGCACTTGTACATGATTCTTGGAGCCTCCATGTACTCGATCACCCATAGGAGTGCCATAACCAGAACCACATACATAGCTAGGTACAACATAAATAAAAAGGCAGTTTTCATGTCAACTCCAAGTTAGATCGTTAGGGACGCCACTTTCTGGAGATGATGCTCCTTTAGCCTGTCTTGAACGGCTGAGCCGCAGTGATGGCGGCGTTGCACATGCGGATGACGATCTCCTGGATCTGTGACGTCGGTATGAGTGGGTTGGGGTCTTGTAGGTCCACATACTCTTCTACCTCATTAAGCAGCACCCCCACGATCACGCGGATCTTCGCTCGCTTCTTCGGATCAGTGATCCTGCTGAGCACCAGGTTTTCAATTGTGACGCGGAGGTTACCGCTGCCCAGGTCGCCGCTGGCCACCATTTTGATAAGGGTGGCGGTCTCGATCACTTGCTGGGCTTTTTCAACCTGCTTGCCTTCGTCGTCCTCCAGGCCGACATAGAGCAGGACTGCGCTATTGGTGCGTCGCTCGAGGGACTGGCTGGCGCAACCTGTGCTGGCTAGAGCGAACAGAATGAGCATCAGAAAGCAGATGTGATTACGATTCGTCATGAGGCTCCTTTGTTAGTTAGTTGATAGCTGCTAATTCCACCCCTGGTTGGTGGCCTGTCTGACAAGCAGCTCATTTACGCGAGGCAAATTGCAAAACTCGCCGTGTCCAGCCGCCACTGTCTCGTCGATCGGATAAGTATCGACTGGGCCGTCGTAGGCCCGTATGATACCGGCGCTACAGGGAAAGATCAGGTTCATGGGGAAGGGCCGATGAATTGACTTGCAGTTAGGACGGAGTACCTTGGCGTAGATTAGGGTAATGCCACCTATGACACTCTCCTTGTCCACATAATCCTCTACGAGACAAGACTCGATCCCTGGGTTTTGATTGTACTCCTCAATCACCTTGTCAGCGCCGAAGCTGTGACCGATCATGCACTTACACTTGAGCCCCGGCGGTATCGCCGTGTAGGGCACCTGCAGGCTCACGATACCGAAGTTCTTGAGAAACTCGGCCATCGGTTTGTGCGGAAACTCCGGCGAGTCGCCGAACCGGTGACCGCTCACGAACACGAAGAGATTAGAGGAGGGGTCGGGCATAGGTGGTTAGCGATGGCGCCGCTTCTTGATCCTGCTCATGGTTCCATAGATGTATGCAGCTCTTCGCCTGCCTTTGAGGCCTTTCTTGGCGGCGGAGCGAGAGAGCTTTCTATGTAGGGCTTTTGGCATCAGGAGTGCCCTTCGTCCTTAGAAGAAGAGGGAGGCGATGAGAAATGGCCTTGGCACCGCAGAAGAAGGCGAGGTTCGGGCTGAGGCCTGTCTGATCGGAGGGGAGGCTTGGGCCATTCGGTACGCCCCCATAGGACAAGTTTGCGGAAGGACTTGGTGTCAATAACGGCGTCGAAGGACTCGTTCTGGATGATATGGTATAGAGTACGGCCTGGACTGGGGATTTCAGGCAGTCCGTCCTCTAGGATCCGAGGTTCGGTGGGATCACGCAAGGTAGAAGACAGGAGGCGGCGATCGCGGCGGAAATCAAGGATCACGTCCTCGGGAAGGCGGCTGTCCCAGCGGTGCCCCGTCATGATCATGGAAAGAATGGGCTGAGAGCCGGCTTTGAGATGGAAGGAGAGATGGAGAAGAGCCAGAGCTCGGCGTAGATCGGGATTCTTCGTAGGCTCCTTCTCGAAGGAGGCTAGCTCATGCCAGCTATGGCCCGAGGGATGGTCCTGGAGGCTGATGGACTCCTTGATTATGATTGTAATGTTGGGCAGGGGCAAATTGGAGGAGGCGCGCACCCTTGGTGAGTCTTGAGGATCAGGATGAGGATCAGGACGAGAAAGCGGAGAGGTTAGTTCATGGGGGTTGGACATAGCGTGATCTGATCGGGTTGAACAGGCATCTCGAGTATACGCCCGAGGAGGGGAAACTCGAGTACCAGATTGCCGGGGCCATCATTATTGCTTAGATGACGGCGAAGCGAGCCGGCTATCTCTGGGAGAGATGTCAAATTGGCTTGCCGCCCGTCGTAATTAAATGGCGGAGGCGGAGGCGGCTGACCGGGCTGACCGGGCTGACCGGGCTGATTGGGTTGTCCTTCGCTTGACGGGGATCGGGTAGATTGATCACAGGCTTCCCAAATTGCGATAAGTTCGCCGCGGAGCTGAGATTGGAGTTCTGTTAGCAGGAAGCCATTGAGCAGGCGGCGATGGATCGGATTACTTTTGATGATGTCGAATGTAGGCTGAAAGGCCTCCCGGATACTAATCGGTGAGGATTCAATGTCTTGAAGCGGGGTTGGAGGAGCGACGAACATGAGGCCGGGGAAATAGGTGCGTGAGCGTAGATTTCGAGACAGGGATCGAAATGTGATGATAGGGAGAAAGTAGGGAATCTCGAGAGGGAGGGCTTTGAGATAGAGGGCCAGCTGCCGCTCCATTGATGCTGTGGTCCGGGCTACAGCCCAAAGGGGTGATGTCGCAGGATGGGAGCCTATCTCTGTAGGCGCGGCTTGAGCTAACGGGTCCGGGGGGAGGGGGTTGATGCTGGATGTAACTTGCGTCGCGATGGCGAAGTATAGAGGGGGAGAGGTGGGGAGGCAAGAGTTTTGCTGAAAATATTTGCGTTCCTAATTATTGGTTCTTGTGTGGGGGACGTTTGGATTGTTTTGTCGTACTCTGAACGCATTGCGGCAGGCCACCCGGAAAAAAAGTGAGACCGCCGTAAACCCCGGCCCCGCCGGGGGTTATAGCGCAAAAAAAAAAAAAAAAAACTTTTTTAGGTCTTGCCACCGGGGGTCTTTTCGGCGAAAATACCCGGGCGGGGGCGGGGGCGGGGGCGGGGGCGGGGGCGGGGGGCGGCGGGGGCGGGGCGGGGGCGGGGGGCGGAGAGAAAAAATTTCGGGGCGGGGCGGGGCGGAAAAAGTTTTTCCCCCCAAACCCCCCATACCCAAGAGGGCCGGAAGGCCCGGGAGCTAGAGTTATGGCAGACGACAAGGCTACCGTGTTGGCAAACGCAGCGACCGCCCAGGCGGAGGCGCAAGCCAAGGTCAACGAGACCGTGAAAGAGGTCACGTCCGTCCAGAAGAGGCTGGAGAAACGGCAAGGCGCCCTCGCCTTAGCCCAGGCCGCGTACAAGGCCGCCTACGCCGAGGCGACCAAAAAGTAGGACCAGGCCGGTCCCCGAACCCCCCCTCCCGCAAGGGCGGGGGGGCTGGGGTCTGGCCCTCAGAGCCAGCCAAGGAGCCTAGCTATGTTGAAGATCACAGTTATCGCCGACGTTCAAACGGCGACTCAGATCGACGATCTGAACCTCGCCATCCAGGAAGCTGTCCGCAAGTACGAGGGGTACAACCCCAGTGTCCAGATCAGTGTTGAGTCCGAGGAAGATTGACCCTCCGCCAACCTCCCTGTCCTCGCGGGGAGGCTGCGGTCGGCCAATTTCTGGTCGCCAAAGGAGTTAGCATGAGAGAGATCACCATCTACATCAGCCTCACAGTGAACGACGATGAGGTGACGGAGATCCGCAAGTCACTCGAACCGCTCAAACTGGACGAGTACTTCCGGAGTCAGGGTGCTCGGTCAGTGGATGTGTGCAACACCTGCATCCAAACTAATGCCGAAGTACTTCCGCCACCCCATGCCTGACCCACCGCCAACCGCCCTTCCTCGGAGGGGCGGCTGCGGTTGGCCATGTCGGCCACCAAAGGAGCTAGAGCTATGGAACGTCAAGATATCCAAGTTGGCGAGGAATACCTCGTCCGCGAACCCGAGGTAGGCCTCCGGCGCATCCGTGTCGTGGCGGACCGGGGATTCGGCGGGGAGGTCAAAGTGCACCACAACGGATGGACGGCTGACGTCACCGGCCCGACCCCGGGACGGACGATGCACATCCGCGCCGCCTGCCACTTTATTCGTTCGATCCCGAACGAATCTGCTCTGCCGACGGACTCTCTGGAGGAGATGTGCACCACCGACCTGGAGGGCACATGATCTGGTACTGGACAACCACAACGCCGATTTGCCTAGTCTGTAGATCGGACAGGATTAGGGGTCTCGGATTCCTGATCCACCTGGACGACGGGTGCGCATCCCTCTACTACGACGACGGGAAAGGAAACGGAGACGGTATCAGCACCGGACCGTCCGTCACCGAAGCCATGAAAAAGGCCGAAGAAGTTGAAGCCGAGCTATACGCCAAACCATACATTGAGCGATACTAGCTCCTTCCGGGACCCTGCCGCTTAACGGCGGCAGGCGTCCTTTATGTCCAAGCCGGATCTTTCAAAGTTTTTGAAAACGGGTTTGGCCCGCGTTTTGCCTCTTGCTTTTTGCGGGGCGGCGCGGGAAAATATCGGAACCGCAAGCGGGGCGGAACCCCCGCAAAAAGGAGCTAGGTTATGACTCAGGTAGTTTTCAGGACCAAGGAGGAGGCCCATGCGTTCATGACGCCACTCTTCAATGAGTGGAACGATCTGGACTGCTCGGACCCTAAGCCTTCGGACAACGAACACTATCCCTGGATGCTCGTGATTCCCGCGTCCAAGCACCAAGCCCAAATTATCCACGCGATGACGCAGGCCTTCCGCTGGGGTATAGAGCTCGGGACGGGGCGATTTAGTTGGTCTGAGATCCAGCAACGATGCACTTGCAAAGGAGGGGACGGCAACCCTGTCTTCCCGCTCGGCAGTCGGGTTCGCCGATCTGCCTACGATCGGGAAGGCCACCGTCCTCCGCCTCCCGAAATCGGGGCGGAAGGAAAGGTCGTCGGCTACAACGGCAACGCCGTCATCATCCAGTTCGACGGAGTAGCCTACCCCAGAGAACCCGGCCAGGCCTTGGGGGACTACTTGTTTGGAGAGGACATCCAGCTGATCTAACCCACAAGGCCCTCAGATGAGTTATAAGCGTTTCCGCCGCCCTAGCCCCCGATCGCCGGGGGCGGCGGCTAGAAACCTCTATAACCATTTCTATCCCTGCTACCGGGCCATCTGCGCAAGGGGGGGCGGCGCAGGGGCGAAAGGAGGCTCTCGCATGAGCCAATTCGACATGAACAACGTTTTCCAGGCCGTGGCGGATAAGTTCAAGACGTACAAGCAGTTGCTACATGGGACTGCCCAAGGCCGCATCCGCCATTTGTTTGTACATGGCTCACCAGGCCTTGGGAAGAGTTTTGAAGCAGAGCAGATCCTGGGGGCGTACTCTCTGGGGAAGAAGATCAGATATCACCGCTCTGCCGGGTACACAACGCCCCTCAGCCTTTATAATTCGCTATACGAATGGAGAAGGCGAGGAGACGTGCTGCTGTACGACGACTGTGACACGGCATTCCAGTACCCGCAATGCATGAATATCCTGAAGGCAGCAACGGACACGAAAGAGCGTCGTGTCCTGTCCTGGGGTACGACCTCCAAAGCGGTTCGATGCCGGGAATTCCTGTACGAGGGACAATTGGTGGTTATCACAAATGTGGATTTCGAGAAGGATCGGTTCTCTGCTCTTACGGATCGAGTTACGAGTTATAACCTGACCCTCAGCCCTGAGGAGGTAGTAGCTCGAGTCATCGATGTAATCCACAGAGAACCTAAGTACCCTGCGTACCACGACGAGGTTATTGATTGGCTGATTGACAATCATATGGTGCTTGGAACTAAGTTAACCATCCGGACGGCTGTCAAAGCCCTGGAGCTTGCGGCATATAACCTGGATACATGGAAGGAACTAGCGGCGGCAACGATTCTAGGCGGTCTCTAATAATTGCACGCGGAAAAAACGTGCAGGCGCATCCACAGCCCTATCCCACCCCTCAGCCGTCAATCCAACTATCAGTCGTTTTTCAAACGTTCTAAGTTGTAAGGTTCAAGGGGGGCCTTACACCCTAAGGGTATATACCCCCCCCCCTTACTGGGGGTAATAACGAAAAGAAAGAACAACTTATCTTTACATTAGCCAGTGAAGGCCTTTTCAGCTTTCAGGCCGCACTCTGTCACAGGTGCTGCCCCCCCCCTAAAAATACAACACAACTCTCACATATAACCCTCAAATCGCGGAAAACCAAAATCAAAAACAACGCATCACCTGAGGAGGGGTAAGGGGGTAATTTCAACAGAATAGTACAACCCTCGTGCAACCATACGCCACATATCCCAACCACACATCCAATCAAACCACTTCAATTCACCTGAGTTGTCACATTACGATTTTAGCCACTGGCTTTATAAGCATTTCTCACCAAGTTGTAAGGTTCCAACAGCCCTAGCCCCCCGCACCGCTAAATAAAGCGCCAATATAACGCCAATACAAGGCCTGCAAAATTCTACAGGGGGTAATTATGCCGGAATATAACAACTCGACCCCCTTAAACGCGCCTCCTAGGTTGTTCTATTCTGCCGTTATTACCCCCTCCCCCCTCCCCCCCTGATGCGTAATATTTCGCCCCCCGCGCCGCACCAAAAATATTACAAAAACGTGCAAAAAACTTTTGCAATTCAACAATTCACACATTATACTCTCACAATGGCAATACGCATCAGACTACCGCATCCGAATCCAGGCCTCCGACCAGCAAAGCCAGTAGCCAAGCCCCAACCCCATCCTCGCCCGTTCCATCAGCCGCCTCGTCCAATTCTAGTACAACGGACCCCATCTCGAGAGAATCCTTTCCCAGCTCCCGCTCTTGCTCCTGCTCTTGCTTCTGCTCCCTATTCAGGTACTGGTCCTAACCCCATATACGCCATAGGTACTACAGAAGAAATCCGCGAAGCTCTTAGGTCCGCCAGCTCTAACTCCAACTCCAATATTGGTGGCTGGTACATGTGTCAAGCTAAATCTCCGTATCACAAGAACCGATTCCTAGACTTTGTGTACAGAGTGGAAGTCCTCGACGACGGGCGACGCAAGTACCATCCAGATGACGACGTTACTCCGCCCCTGCCTGACTTTAACCCTCGCATCCACACCAGTGAACCAGTCCCTGATCTCCGCGCCTACCCTGCCGACCACGATATCTTCAAAAGCCATCGTACCCGCCACAATGACGGCGACAGCAGCTACTCCCAGGAAAGGCCGCCCCCTCGCTCCAGGCCCCAACCCAACCGTGCCGACACCGACACCGACGATGCGCCGCCCATTCCCAGTAAAGACCTACCTAGAAAGGTGAGTAAATGCCGTACAAATCTTTCTGATGGCACTCGCGTTTCCTTTACCGGCTTTCTGATTCGTCTCTTTCGACTTAACGAGGAGCTACCTCATAAGGAGAAGCTAACCGACCAGGACATCCAAGCCCAGATCGCGATCAGTTTCCCGACCCGTGCTCCAGGCGAAAAGGACTACAATCCTAGCTCCTTCAATATTCGCCAGTTCCGTATGCGATACAATGCCGGACATTTACCTGCCCAGCTTACTGCCAGAGCAAAGAACCCAGCCCGTTCTGCTCTCAACGAAAAGGATCCCTCCCTTAAAATGCCTCGTCCAGCTCTACACAGCTATCGCTACGTACACACCGTTCATCCTGAAAGCCAGGACCCCATTGTAATCCGCATCGGCTCGTATATGAAGATCATGGGTTATTTCTATTACACTGACTTCCCTCAGGCATTGCCTCGCGAATTCCATGACAAGGACAACAACTATCGCGGATCATTCCGCAGGTTTCTTCAGAAGCAGGATGAAGAGCAGCTCAACACACAACTCAAACTCAACCTGGAGGATGCCCGTGCACGTGAACTAAACCTCAACAGCAGATCTTCCCCGTCCCTCCCAATAACATCCGAGGCAGACCTTCTCCCCGACGAGACAGGCCTTCCTCCCATCTCCGAGAATAGGACATATCACAATGACTGACCCCCATATACTCTTCGTTGTACTTATCGGTACAGTTATTGGTCTAGGAGTTATCTCTGTCCTCGTGAAGATAATGATCGGCCTAGCCCCAACCTAACGTGTCATAGCTGCAACTGCAACAATCCTAACAAAGCAAATTACTGCCGCCGCTGTGGAGCCAAAGTATGAAACATCGCTCAATCACCGTAACCGGCGATTACCAAGGACGACCAATCACCCGCAATGCTGAACTGATCATCTGCGATAAATGCGGATGTGAGACATTTGTCATATTCGTTCTCCGAGGGTCACATCAGCATATACAGTGCTCCGCCTGCCATAACACGTACTGCAACGGCCAATGTGCGTTATTAAGCCCGGAAGAAGCCTTTGCCCCTTCCACCCCACTCGGCCATCTCCAGCCCCCAGCGGCCCAGCCCCCAGATCGCGCCGCCGAAACCTCTATAACTCATTCTACAGCCCCCCCGCCAGTTCGAAAGGAGAACTGATGCAATTTCGCCTCAGCTATGCTCCCCAGAGAATGGGTTCGTCCCTAACCAAAGGTCCACCATATGCTAGTACTACAACTCAACCATATCGACGATGTCATCTATATCAACATTCCTCCCTCTACAGAGCCTCAGCAGGTGTCCATCACCCTTGTTCGCGGCGGTCTTGTGCGCCTTGGCTTTGATGCTCCAAAGCAGATCGCCATCTGCCGCGTCAATGCCATTGTGAAGGAGCCTCCTCCCCATCGCCTCAATCCCCCCGACAGCTACGTGCCTCGTAGCAGCCACCATAATAGGAAACAACAGCCATGACATTCTACCTCAGCTATTCCACCAAATCCGGCGGCTGGCAGGGCCTCGTGGCTCTCACGCAAGCTCCCACAGAACAAATCGCCCGCGCCCGCTTCCAAGCAGCCTTCGGCGGCTTGTGGTTCTTTCGCTTCTCCCTCTCCTCCGACGACGGCTATCTCCAGAGTGCTCTGCATTTTCCTCTACCCGCCCCTGACGATGTGGGCGTAATGGACCGCCTTCCCCCCGAGCTGATCGAAGCCCTGGCCCGACCCGACCACTCTTCTTCCCCAGAGGAGGGCGTTACCTGATGCTCAAACGGCGCGAAAAAAAACACGAATTCGCGTTTTTGGGTCTTGCTTTTTCGCGCGCGGCGCGAGACAATGTGGGCTGTTTCGGGCGGCGCGCGGCGCGGCCCAAAAAACGGTTCTAACTGGAGCTAAAGATGACGAGGCCTAGAGCCAAGAGGACGACAGAGAAAACGATCTGTAACGTCTGTGGCAAGACAGTTTATGTTTACCAGATAGATGACATCAAGTACAGATCAATTCACAACACCCCGCTGTCTCGCGGCGCAGAGGAACAGATCCTCGCCCGCATCGCGAACAGACGCAGGTACCCAATTTGCCCCGGCAGCAAGGAGAAGATCTGATGAAATACAGCAACCACGTAATGCAGGCGATTCGCCAACACATGTCCCTAGACAAGGATGATACCTCTGAGGACCGAATAATCGAGCAAGCCTCCCTCAAATCTGCGCTCGATCACTACTTGTCCTGGGAAGGCATCCACGGCTACACCGATACGGTCCTCGAGATCGTTCGCTCTAATCAGATCCAGTATCGCCCCTTCAACGACAATGACTACCACGCCTTTGCCGATGCCGCGCCGTTCACCCCGAGCCATCCACCAATGATAGGCTCATTCGAACTGGACGGGCAGCGCGGCGATATCGTAATAGATCGACTGGGGGTCGGCCTCTTCTGGGGAGAAGATGCTCCCGACGACATCAACAATGCCTCTGGCGGCGGTTGGTACTGTGAGCATGGCGGCGTGGCGGTTTTGCTCAAGCCCCAGATGACGTTAGCCGAAATCAAAGCCCTGGGCTTCGAGCCCTGCTAACCCCCGGCTCGGCTTCCTAACCGGAGCCTAGCCGATTAAAACCGTACCCGCCGGATTGCGGGAGCTAGGAGTCAAGGACAATGATGATCAGATTCACGGAAACGAACAAAAACCTACGATCTGATGAGCCTGTCCAAACCACGGTACTCATCCGTTCTACGGACATAACTCAGGTCACTCGTGGTAATGGTACTTTAGACGGAAAACCCACCGTACAGGTGACCGTCAAGTACTCTACACATACTTGGACGTATGAATTCCTCGGGTCTCTTGAGGAGTTGGAACAACGACTAGAAGTTGTTGTATTCCCATGAGAAAGGAAGCCATGAAGTTACAGATGAAAAGCGGATCAGAAGGCCCCCGCCACGACCCCTATGGCTATACCGAATACATCGTTACGTACGATGTCCAAGGCTACCCCGGCGAGTAACTTAATATTTGCTCGCGCTGTGAGCAAATCGTGAGCTCCGACTTCAACGAAAGCGGGATCATATGACCACAAAGCTGAAGATATATAGCGGCGGTCAGCTTGGCGCAGATCAGGCGGGTCTAGAAGCAGCCAAGTTCTGCAATATCCCCACCGGAGGCTACGCACCCAAAGGCTATCTGACACTCGTCGGCCCACAGGTAGAACTACTCCAGGGCTATGGCCTAGTAGAATGCCAAGTCCCTGGCTATAAGGCTCGTACATGGGAAAATGTCAAGTCCTCGGACGGTACAGTCCGGTTTGCCTACAACTTCCAATCCCCCGGCGAGAAATGCACTCTCAATGCCATTTCCTACTACCACAAGCCCTACCTCGATATCGACTACCCATTCCTCACGCACAAGTACGAGGACCGGATCGAGCAGTTCATTCGCCAACGCCTGGCTCTCGGTCATGCCATAATAAACATCGCCGGTAACCGTCCCGGCAAAGGAGTCCTCAGAATGTTTCATTACGACGTCCGCGATATGCTTGTCAATGTCTTCAGGAGGTTTATATGAACCCACGAATCCGCGATGCCTGCTACAGCACATCCGCCCATAGCGGCGCATCCATCGAGTACGCCGAGGGTGTGCTCCTCGGTCTCGTGGCCGCTCTGATGGACTGCCATCCCTCAACAGCAGGCAGCTTCGACAAGTCCTGGGCGATCGTAAAAGCGCACCTGCCAGCCGACTACCGTAAGAAATGCGTCCCCGAACCCTGGAGGAACGACTAATCATGATCGTAAAGCACCTCAAAACATCAATTGGCGGCGAGGACTGGCAGGCCAATGTAGAGGCTGTCGTCGTTATAGACGAACAGTCCCGACAAATTCAGTTCGGCAGCGTTCAGGTTAAAAGTACTCAACCTGACCAACTCAACGAGGTCCAGAGTCATGCTCTCTGGCTCCAAGGCAGCGTGCTTGTGGAGAGCCTCGCCAAGGACCCCTCAAAAGAGTACGAGGTCTAATCATGATATGCAAATGCAGAAACTGCGGCAAGGTCTACGATGAGTTCAAGTCAAGGGCTGACTGGAAAGGCTACTGTTCTCAGAAATGCTTTCATGAGAAGGCACGCGAACTAGGCTATCGTAAGCCTGGCAAGGGTCAGACTGACTCCAAGGACGAGGCTATACGCCGAGGCTATGAGTATGTTAGAAGTGAGTATGACATTGTGAAACGTGCTAATCAGATCGGAAACGCACCTGTATGAGCTTCTGCAACACATGCCGCCTCCGGATCACGAAGCAGAAAGTTCTGGATATAATTCCAGGACCTCCGGCGGCGATATCTCTGGGGGAGATCCGGCTGGCGCTTAATCAGCCCCTGTCGGACATTTTAGCGGCCCTTTACGATCTCGAGCAGGACGACTGCAAGATCACTCGCCAAGTTATTAACGGGGAGATAGCTATCCCCAGAAAGTGGAGTCGCAGACATGCGGTTAACTAAAGCCTATCTCAGAGCTGAGAAAAAGAAGATCACCGAGGCGTTGTTCGCTATGAAGACGGAAAGTCGCGAGCAGCTAATCCGTTAACCGTCATTCTACAAGAGGTAGCAGCCATGGAAACATCAGCAGCGATCGAACGCATCCGCAAGCTAATGGCATACGCCTCCGACGGTAGCGCGTCAGAAGGCGAGATCGAGAATGCCCTTGGCCATGCCAGGCGGCTCATGGATAAATTTAATCTCGAAGAAAAGGACATCGAGTCACCCGCCCGTCGTCAAAGCTTCTACGACGAGATCAAGCAGCACGAGGTTTATCAGCGAGCAAATCAGATCGACGAATTCGACCGCTTACTCGCCGTCGTGCCCTGCATTATCTGTGATGTCAAGTCCTATACGAAGCACGACTATCGCCCCAACAAGCGAGGCAAGACCTCCCGCATGCAAGTTATGGTGTTCTACGGAGCACCTAGGGATTGTGCGATAGCAGAAGCTCTATATCATGAACTGCTTTCCACAATGCGGGCTATGGTTCGCTTTCGATATCCCGATGACTGGCAAAGGCAGTTCTCCAGCTACTGCTACGGCTTTGTGAATCGCCTGACCGAGCGAGCACAAGAACTCAAGCAGCGAATCCCTCAAGAAGAAGGCTGCACCGCCATTGTAGTGGCTAAGGAGAAGATAATCAAGAACTGGGCCAGCAATAATCTTCAGCTGACTAAGCGTAAGCACATATCTCGAGCTGGCGAACGTGTGAACGGTGACGCTTACGACGCAGGCCGTGAGGACGGATCGCGAGTGCATCTCGGTACAAATGGCATCCAAGGTGGCAGCGAGCCAAAGGAGGTTACCTAATGAGCGCCGCGATCATATCCGCAACCCCAAACGAAGTCTGCCATTCCTGTGGCTTCCTCGCGCCCAAGCCGCATCTCCTGTACTTCAGCGAGATCGGCCAGCAACATCACTTCTGTCCTGCCTGCGGCCTTGGCCATGGACTACGATGGAAGCCCTCTACTCCCAGAGAGTGCGACCCTCATGTCCTGCACGTAGATCGCCTGGATCTGTACTGGACTTATGAGGAGGAATACAAGGGGAGGCCTATCTGGCAGGTTCGTAAGAATGACATCTGGTTAGCGGATAGTAGATCACAAAGTGATTTACTTCCTCTCGCCCTGCTCGAAGTGGCAGCGCAAAATCTTTTTTCAAAGAACGAAAAAACCTCTTGCAAAACGCCGCCTCTTATGTTACAATACGCTCTGCAAAGTTCGGACACGAAACCGAACGGAACATCCAATCCCTTACACAAGGAGGCTTCAATGCCTGCCACGATCACTGCTCCGAAGAAAGTTATCTCCAAGCCCAAGGCTCCCGCCAAGCCGGTAGCCCCTGCTCCCGCTGCTCCCGCTGCTCCCGCTGCGCCCCCTAAGGCCCGCGTGGCTCTTACGGAAGACGAGCTTCAGGCTCTCGTGAACGGGGAGCTCCAGCCCCGTGACAACAAGGGAACCGCCGATCAGGAGTCCCTCGGTACCACAGATGAGAAGGGACGTCCCAAAGGTCGGCCCATCGGTGTTACCACCGGCCTGCCCATCACGGCGGCATGGAGCTACATTTTCCAGGTGAACGAAAAGCAGCCCGTCAACGAGAAGTGGACGGACGAACAGATCTCCGGTTGGATGAAGGAGGAGTTCCCTGGCCGCGCAACTCCTGCTTTCGATCATCCCGCTGGCTGCCGCGCCGATTACAATGCCGGTAAATTCTCGAAGGGCGTTGCCCCGACTCTCCAGAGTAACCAGTACTCTGCGGATGGCCAGATCGTAGCCCCTCGCCAGCGCGGCGTGAAGGCTGCTCCCGCTGAGGAATCCGCTGCGCCTGCCCCAGCCCCCGTCGCAGCCAAGCCCAAGGCGGCTACCAAGCCTGTTGCGCCCGCAGCTGCTCCGGTAGCGGCCAAGCCCCGTACCGTGATTGCGAAGCCCAAGCCCGCTGCTGTCAAGGCCTAGCTCCCCGCGACACAGCGCAAGGAGGTCTCCCCTAACCGGGAGACTTTCTTTTGAGGACCCGGCCATTTCTTGCTCCTGCTAAGCACATGAGTCGAGATGCCGGGTTCCTCTTTTACCGGAGACGAAACATGAGCAAGAGTTATCAATTATTAAGTGTTGCTGGGTTTGGATATCGATCCTATGCAGAAGCCGTCGCCGAGCTCGCCGCGCAGGGGGCGGTGTTGTGGGTGAAGCATGAACAAGGATCAAGGGATACCGTGGTGCGTAGCTTGTCAGAGTTGGCACCCAAGGCCAACAAGCAGGAAACATCATGCGATGCTGAAGTGCTTCGCGCCGTACAAGGCGAAGCCGTCACAGACTCAGATAAGTTCGGTTCGGTCTTCCTCTCCCCGCCGCAGCCGCAAACGCCGGTCCTCGACCTGAGCAGGTTCAGCCCCGTTCCCGATGACCTGGCGAAGATGATCGAGAAGCAGGAGAAAGGACGTGAAGGATGACTCACAGGACAGCAAAGCGAATACTGGAATACACTCCGTCGCAGACAACGCACGCGCTCTGCCAGAACATGCTTCGATGGTTCAAGGCAAACCCTGATCGGTGGAAGGAGTTTTCAGATTGGAACTTGATGTTCCACCTGAAGCACATGTTCAAAATCAATGGTCCCAAAGATCATGTGAACCGGAAGGATCACCCCAATGTCTGACACAAAAACGACCGACGAGTTGGTGAAGAAAGTGGAGGCTAGAAACGTCAAGCTAAAGCAGATCATCGCCGATCTCATCCCGTGGGTTGAACCGCAGAACGGACCTGATTGGGCCACGGAATATGGGAAAAAGCGGAACAGACTCAACTGTCAGAAGGCACTTGATTCGGCGTTGGAGGTGTTCCCCCCAACCTACAACGGTTTTGTAGATACGATTGAGTCAGATCAGGACACTAAGGAACTCGCCCGCCGCTGTGCCGAGATGCAGAAGGTGATCGACAAGCTGCCAAAGACGGCGGATGGAGTGCCGATTATGCCTGGGATGACGTTGTGGGTTCCGAAGTATGCCACGGATGAAGATTTTGACGACGCAGAATGTTTGGTAACTGGCGTAACGAACTACAACGCTTGTGGGTATGGCGGTGACGATGAGGAATCTTTTCACACCGCCAACGACGACTGCTTGCCTGGCTGTGACAAAAACAC